CCTTTGCTCTCATAACTCCGACTTTCGTCTCATATCCACCCGCAGAGATGTGTGCGCCCTTCAGCGAGGAACATCTCACGGTACTTCAGTTGATTTTTTGGTTTGCTTGGCTTGCATCGCACTGTCCGGGGTTGGCAGTGGGTTGTAGTGGCACAACGTCGAGGGGACGCCATGCGATGCACCGGGCTGGCTACCGGACGCCTTCTCACGCAGGGAGACCCTCACCGCGCCGTGCGTTGTGACGCATCGGGGTGGCTCGGGACTTAGCGCTTCTACCCATGGGGCAGCGGCGGGTGTGTTTGTGTCCCGGACGCGGGAGCGTCCATGTACGGGCGAAAACTTCATACGGTATGAAGTTCGCCGGGTGGAGCGCGGGAGCGCGGGAGCGCGGAACACTGGCACTACTAACTTGTTAAAGAACGATTACTGCTACGCAGTAAGTATAGCATACGAATACGGGTTTGTCAAGTCCTGTGATGTGGAGTTATGGGGCGTTATGAAAGGGTACGAAAAAGTTAAGGGCGTAAAATTCACACTTTTCCAGAGGGGCGGAAAAAGTAAAAGCGTAATGAAATCAAGGAGATAAAATTGGGGACAGGTCTATTATTCCTAATTTCCGTGATTTTTAAGTGAGAACAGCAAAATGAGAGGGAAAAACACGAATTCCCCAACATAGAAAAAGTTTGTTTTGGTGTGTTGTTTTAGGGGGTAAAACGGGTAGATCCGGGGGGCTCAGGGGGGTTATATATATATTTATTAAAGAAATTAAGAATAATAGCCGTGCCAACTCTCGCAAGTGCTTGATCTGTAAGACCGTGCCTATTTTTCCGAGGGGGTGGAAAAGTGTGAATTTTACGACCTTAACCGTTTTATCACCAACCATCACTTCTAAGTCCGTATGGTCTGGTACAACTTGGCGCAACTTGGCATAGGCTTTACCTCGATCGGTTAGGTTCCGCAATTTCATACGGTATGAAATTGGTTGGTACGGTTCGTTCCCTCACGCGATGAAAATTTTATCCCCGATAACTTGGTGTTATCAATTTCATACGCGTATGAAATTGTGGCGTGTTGTACGGTCTTGTGCGGCCAGCCGCGAGGGAACAGGTATCGCGCAAAAAGGGCTTGACGCCCGAAAAGCGTTCTGGTAAGGTCAGCCCTGCTGACCTCGACACGCTGCGAACTTCATACCGTATGAAGTTCGGCCCGCCACTGTCTGGCCCGCTGCTGTGCGGCCAGCCCCGAGGGAACAGGTTTCAGGTGCCCCGGAGAACTTCATACGGTATGAAGTTCAAGGGCGAAAAAAAGCCCCGACCGAGGCCGGGGCTGGTGGCACGATGTGCCGACGATGGGCGAAAAAAAACCCCGGACAATTGTCCGGGGTTTTCACTACAGGGTGAGATGTTATTCATCACCCTCGAACGTCTGGCCCTGTGCCCTGAGCCAGTCGGTAACACACTCGACGATCGTCGGAAACCGATCGTCTTGGAATGCTTCCTGTACTGAATCGCACATGGACTCAAAGTCCTCATGGTTGTATGCCATGAGCAAGAGGGTTGCGAGGGTTTTCGGTTCCCCCTTGCCCTTGCCCTTGCCCTTGCCCTTGCGATCGGGGTTCCAGTCCTCGATCGGTTCTCCCGATTTAACGTGCCGTTTGAGGGTTCGCAGATAATTGTCTGCGGTGCCTTTGGCCAGACCCTTAGGTTTGGCATTCACAAGGGTATCGACGAATGCGGTGGCAATGGGGCAAACCCCTTGCCTACCGATCACGATACCCTCACTGTGCAATTCCAATACGTGGACGTTCCACGCATCACGGCATGATGCGGCACGTTCCATTGCGCCCTTGTAATCGAGGGCATGAGATGCGATCGCGGCACCGATCGCGGCATGGTTCATAGTCTTGGCCATGGTAAGTCCTTTATATGCCGCATTGACCCGTAAATCGAAGTGTCCCGGCCATCGTTGCGGCATGAGTGAATTACACACTATCCGGTAATGCTTTGCATGAGATAGCACGATCTAATACCGTATGAAATCACATGGACAGTCGGCCACCCACGCGCCACGCGACGAGCACCCCACGCCATGCGCGATCGGTCGGAGGGGCTGGAGCGACCCCCACCCCCCGGGTTTGGGTTAAGGTTCCCCGGGCGCGGCTACGGGCACTAATCTGCACATTCCACAACACTTCCCCAACCAAAACCCTCATAGTCCTGTATATTTATACAGCCAACCAAACCCCCCCACATTACTGTATATTTATACACCCCCCTACCCCCTTCTGTTTTTTCCCGGCAGCCCTGCGTAACTTCTTATAGAAACACCCCCCTATTGGAGTCCCAAACCTCCTGTTATCATCCACCCCATTATTTGTAGCCACAAACCGCTACCATGATCCTCGTCACACCTGAATTGAATGTGCCACTCCCCGCTTCCATGTCTGCACAGGAAGCCAAGTCCATTCACGAAGCAGCCCTGCGTGCGTTTAACACCGTGGGGTTTTTGCAGGAGATGGGCGCAGACCTCGATCCCAACCCGACAGAAGCAGATCGCAAGGAAGCCCACGCTCTGTTCAACAATGCTGAACACGCGTCTCTTGATCCTCTGACCCCGGGTAAGGCACTCCTGCTGCATTCAATCCTGACCGAGTACGACGTTGAGGTCGTGCGAAATGCGGCTCAGGTACGCAACTACGTCAAGATGCGTCTGTTGGAGTTAACTGACTCCAAGAAAGAGGCCGTGCAACTCAAGGCGCTGGAACTGCTGGGCAAGATGTCCGATGTGCAGGCGTTCTCCGAACGCTTGGAAGTCAACATCACTCACCGTCCGACTGCTGATCTTGAGGCTGAATTGGCTAGTAAGTTGTCCTCTTATATGAAGGACATCATTGATGTGGACGCCACAGAGTCTGTACGCCCCGACCGTGCCGAGTTGCAGGCGTTGGAGAATGCCCCTGCCGTGCAGGTGATTGATGTGGATGCCGAATTGGGTCTGGTTGGTAACGAGTTGGACGACGACCAATGACAGCCATGGCCGCTGTGATTGAGCAGTTGCACAAACTGTCTCCAGATCAACTGCAAAAACTGATTAGTAAGCTGCCTTCCGATGAGCGGGAAGCGGTTACGGGCATTATTGATGAGTTGAACCTGCGTAAAACCCGTAAACGGGTGGCAGATGACTTCATGGAATACGTCCAGCAGGTCTGGCCGTCGTTTATTCATGGGCAACACCACGCCAGAATGGCCCGTGCGTTTGAGGAAGTGGCCCGGGGGGAGTGCAAACGGCTGATTGTGAACATGCCGCCACGGCATACCAAGTCAGAATTCGCCTCATACCTGCTGCCGTCGTGGTTTTTCGGTAAATTTCCCAACAAAAAGATCATCCAAACCAGCCATACCGCTGAATTAGCGGTCGGTTTCGGCCGAAAAGTGCGAAATTTGGTGGATTCTGAGGTTTACAAGCGACTTTTTCCGGCTTTGGACCTGCAAAGCGACTCGAAAGCGGCCGGAAGGTGGAATACCAACTTCGGTGGCGAGTATTTCGCTATCGGTGTGGGGGGTGCAGTGACCGGTAAGGGTGCTGATCTGCTGATTATTGACGATCCGCACTCGGAACAAGAGGCTACGTTGGCCGAAGTGAACCCGGAGATCTACGACAAGACCTATGAGTGGTACACCTCGGGTCCTCGGCAGCGTTTGCAGCCGGGTGGGTCTATCGTGATCGTGATGACTCGCTGGTCAAAGCGGGATCTGACCGCTCAGGTGCTTAAAAGTGCCGCTCAGCGGGGTGGGGAAGAGTGGAAGGTCATTGAGTTTCCTGCGCTGCTGCCCAGTGGCAGGCCATTGTGGCCCGAGTTCTGGAGTGAAGTGGAACTCAACGCGCTAAAAGAAGAACTGCCGAACTCAAAGTGGCAGGCACAGTACCAGCAGAGTCCCACCTCAGAAGCCGGTGCCATCGTCAAGCGCGAGTGGTGGCGTATTTGGGAGAAAGACTCCCCGCCCCAGTGCGAGTTCATTATTCAGTCGTGGGACACGGCGTTCCTGAAGACCGAACGGTCGGACTATTCCGCATGCACGACGTGGGGGGTGTTTTATCGGGAGGACGACACGGGTATCCCCCGTGCCAATATCATCTTGCTCAATGCGTTCAAAAAGCGGATGGAGTTCCCGGAACTGAAGCAGCGGGCGTTTGAAGAATTCAAGTCGTGGGAAGTCGACAGTCTGATTGTCGAGGCCAAGGCGGCGGGTTCACCACTGATTTTTGAACTGCGGGCCATGGGTATTCCTGTGCAGGAGTTCACGCCGAGTAAGGGAAACGATAAGATCGCCCGCTTGAACGCAGTAGCGGACATATTTGCGTCCGGTATGGTTTGGGTGCCTAATACTCATTGGGCTGAGGAACTGATGGAAGAAGTCGCGTCATTTCCTGCGGGCGAGCACGATGACATGGTGGACTCGATGACTCAGGCCCTGCTGCGGTATCGACGGGGTGGGTTTATTCAGTTGGCCTCTGACGAGCCAGATGAGCCGACATATCACCGCAAACGCGAGTACTACTGAGGATTATTGAATGGCTACCAACATCGACAAGGCTCTTTACTCGCCGCCCCCCGGACTGCCCGGACTTGATGCGGAACCGATTGAGATCGAGATTGAGAACCCCGAGTCAGTCACTATTGGTATGGGGGGTATGGAGATCAGCCTGACTCCTGACAGGGGCGAGAAAGAAGATGAGTTTGACGCCAATCTGGCGGAAAACATGGACGAGGGTGAGTTGGACTCAATCGCTGCGGAATTGATCAGCGATTACAACGACGACATCTCCAGCCGACGGGATTGGATTCAGACCTATGTTGATGGTCTGGAGTTGCTGGGCATGAAGCTGGAAGAACGCTCCGAGCCGTGGGAAGGTGCCTGTGGTGTGTATCACCCCATGCTGGCTGAGGCGTTGGTGAAGTTCCAGTCCGAGACCATGATGAGTACGTTCCCGGCTGCTGGGCCGGTGAAAACCAAGGTCATCGGTAAAGAGACCCCGGCTAAGAAGGCTGCTTCCGAGCGTGTCCGTGAGGACATGAATCACCAGTTGACGGACGTGATGACCGAGTACCGGCCTGAGCATGAGCGCATGCTCTGGGGTCTGGGGCTGGCGGGGAATGCGTTCAAGAAGGTGTACTTCGACCCGCACCTGAAGCGGCAGGTGTCCATGTATGTGCCTGCTGAGGACATCGTGGTGCCGTTTGGAGCGAGCGATCTGGCCTCGTCCCCCCGGGTAACGCACGTCATGCGTAAGGGTGAGAATGAACTGCGACGGCTTCAGGTCGGCGGGTTCTACCGGGACATTGATCTGGGTGACCCCAATAACATTCTGGACGAGGTTGAGAAGAAGATCGCCGAGCGTCTGGGGTTCCGGGCGACTTCGGACGAGCGGTACAAACTGCTGGAGATGCAGGTCGAGTTGGACCTGCCGGGGTATGAGAACGAGGACGGCATTAAGCTGCCGTACATCGTCACTATTGAGAAGGGCTCATCGAAGATTCTGGCAATCCGTCGTAACTGGCAGCCGGATGATGACTCTTATACCAAGCGAAACCACCTCGTTCACTACGGCTACATCCCCGGGTTCGGGTTCTATTGCTTCGGTCTGATTCACCTGATCGGGGCGTACGCCAAGAGCGGGACCTCACTGCTGCGCCAGTTGGTCGATGCGGGCACTCTGGCTAACCTGCCGGGTGGCTTCAAGGCTCGGGGCATGCGGGTCAAGGGCGACGACACCCCTGTCAGCCCGGGCGAGTGGCGAGATGTGGACGTGCCGAGCGGTACCATCCGGGACAACCTGCTGCCCCTGCCATATAAAGAACCTAGCCAGACACTGGCCGGGTTGATGGACAAGATCATTGAGGAAGGCCGTCGGTTCGCCAATACGGCTGACCTTCAGATCAGTGACATGTCGGCACAAGCCCCCGTCGGGACGACGCTGGCGATTCTTGAGCGCACGCTCAAGACCATGAGTGCCGTGCAGGCTCGCATCCACTACTCGATGAAGCAGGAGTTGGTGCTGCTGCGGGACATCATCAGGGACTACACCCCTGAGGAGTACGCCTACGAGCCCGATGCTGGTGACAGGAAGGCCAAGAAGTCTGACTACGACGACGTGGATGTGATCCCCGTCAGTGACCCGAACGCGTCCACCATGGCGCAGAAGATCACGCAGTATCAGGCGGTGTTCCAGTTGGCGCAGGCGTCGCCCCAGTTGTACAACATGCCGCTGCTGCACCGGCAGATGCTTGAGGTGCTGGGTATCAAGGACGCGGACAAGTTGGTGCCAATGCACGAGGACCAGAAGCCGACCGACCCGGTGAGTGAGAACCAGAACGTGCTGATGATGAAGCCGGTCAAGGCGTTTGCCTACCAAGACCATCAGGCTCACATCATGGTCCACATGTCGGCCATGCAGGACCCGAAGATCGCTCAGTTGTTGCAGGGTAACCCGATGGCCCAGCAGTTGCAGTCGGCCATGATGGCGCACATCAACGAGCACCTTGGGTTTGAGTATCGCAAGCAGATTGAGCAGCAGCTTGGGTTTACGCTGCCCCCGCAGAAGGACGAGGCGGGTGAGGACGTGCCGATGGACCCGGCAGTTGAGGCCCAGTTGGCTCCGGTCTTGGCTCAGGCCGCGCAGCGTCTACTCACTCAGAACCAGCAGCAGATCGCTCAGCAGAAAGCCCAGCAGCAGATGCAGGACCCGCTGTTGCAGATCCAGATGCAGGAGCTTCAGATCAAGCAGGCCGACCAGCAGCGTAAGGCTCAGAAAGACCAAGCCGATGCTGCACTCAAAGCCCAGCAGATCCAAGTTGAGCGGGAGCGGATCGCCGCACAGCAGCAAACGGAAGATAAGCGGACCAAGACAGACATGCTCAAGACCGCCGTTCAGATGAGCAACGACAAGAATGCTCGGATGATTGACGTTGGAGTGGACATACTCAAGCACATGTCTGTGCAGAACCAAGAGAAAAAACTGCGCCAGATGCAGGAGCGGCTTCAGGCACGGCAAGTCAAACAACCGACTAAGGAGAACGAATGAGTCCGCTAGAAGTATTGATCGACCAAACTAACGAGAAGATTGATCAGATCAAAGAGTTCATGGCTGCTGGACGGGCTCAGACGTTTGAGGATTATCAGAAGATGTGCGGTGAGATTAGGGGTCTGCTGACCGCACGTAGTTACGCCCAAGACCTTCAATCAAATCTGGAGAATATGGATGAGTGAAATTCTGCTGGCTACAAACCCCAGCAATCCGCAGGTAGTCGGGGCATATCGCCCTGATGCGTCTGCTCAAGAAAAGGCCCGCCAACTCCCAAAACCGTCTGGTTATCGCATTCTGTGCGCGATTCCCGAGGCAGATAAGGAGTTTGAGGACAGTGAAGTTGGTCTTATCAAGGCTGATTTGACCCTCAGAAACGAAGAGATTCTGACGACGGTGCTGTTTGTCGTTGATCTCGGGCCTGACTGCTATAAGGACGCGACTCGGTTCCCGAGCGGTCCGTGGTGCAAGAAGGGTGACTTCATCCTTGTTCGCCCGCACGCAGGTACCCGCCTACTCATCCATGGTCGGGAATTCAGAATCATCAATGATGATTCGGTCGAGGGGGTTGTTGAAGACCCTCGTGGCATTAAACGTAAGTGAGGAGGACAAAATGCCTCAGATGGACGCAGAAGAATTTAAGTTTCCTGATGAAGTAGATCAGGGCAAGCCCGACGCCAAGGCGGCGTCTGAGATCGAAATCGAGATCGAGGACGATACCCCACCCGAGGATCGTGGGCGTACCCCCATGCCCAAGGAATTGGTGCAGGAACTTGAGCAGGACGAGCTTGATTCCTATGACGAGGGGGTTAAAACCAAACTCAAGCAGATGCGTAAGGTTTGGCACGACGAACGGCGAGAGAAAGAAGCCGCGTTGCGCGAACAGCAGGAGGCACTGGCGTTTGCCAAGAACCTGCTTGAGGAAAACAAACGCATCAAAAGTATTCTGACTACCGGCGAGAAACAGTACGTCGAGACGATTCAGAGTGCGGCGACTCTTGAACTAGACGCGGCCAAGCGGGCATACAAAGAAGCGTATGAGGCTGGTGACGCAGATAAACTGATTGACGCACAGCAGGCACTTCAGACGGCCAACCTTAAAGTACTTCAAGCGAAGAATTTTAAGATGCCCTCTTTACAAGAGTCTTCTGCTGATGTAGAAAGTAATACTGAATCGCAGTCCTTCACTCCTAGCGCCCCAAAACCGGATCAAAAAGCTGTTGCGTGGCAAGAACGTAACACTTGGTTTGGTAGGGACGAGGAAATGACCGCCACTGCGCTTGGGTTGCACCAAAAACTCATGCGTACTGGGGTTGAAGTTGGCTCCGATGAGTATTACCGCACATTGGACAAAACGATGCGCAAACGGTTCCCGGAAGCATTTGACGATGCTGAAGAGGAATCAAAACCGCAGCCCGCGAAGCCAAAAGCGAGCACGGTTGTAGCTCCGGCGGTACGAAGCACATCTTCAAACAAGATCCGGCTTCGTGAAAGTCAGGTGAATCTCGCTAAGAAACTTGGACTGACGCCCGAGCAGTACGCCAAAGAAGTGCTTAAATTGGAGTCCCGAAATGGCTGAAAACCGCATTACCCGTGAATTGGAATCCCGCGAACTCAAGGCCCGTCCCAAACAGTGGATGCCGCCTGAACTTCTGCCCGAGCCTGATAAACAGCCCGGGTTTGAATATCGCTGGATTCGTACTTCGACGCTCAACGCTGCTGACCCGCGTAATATCTCGGCCAAACTCCGAGAAGGCTGGGAGCCGGTGACCCTCGAAGAGCAGCCCAAGTTTCGTTTGCTGGCCGACCCGCAATCGCGGTTTAAGGACAACATCGAGATTGGCGGGCTGTTGCTGTGTAAAACCCCGAGTGAGTTTGTCGAGCAACGCAACGAATACGTTGATAAGCAGACGCAGGCTCAGACGGAAGCTGTTGACAACAACCTTATGCGTCAGAACGACCCGCGCATGCCGCTCTTCAAAGAGCGCAAGTCGGCAACTTCTTTCGGTAAGGGCGTCTAATCAATCTTAGGAGTCTTAAATGTCCTACCCGACTGTTTCGGCACCCTATGGGTTCCGGCCTGTCAATCTGATTGGCGGGCAGGTGTTCTCGGGTTCTACCCGCGAATACGCCATTGACTACAACTATGGCACGGCCATCTACTACGGTGACTTCGTTCAGCTTTCGAGCGGATACATCACCATTTTGGCTAACACCATCACCGGTAATGCGGCGGTTGGTGTGTTCCTTGGTTGCTCGTATACCGATCCGAGCACTAAGCAGAAGCGCTTCTCGCAGTACTACCCCGGCAACATCACCTCTGGCGATATCAAAGCCATCGTGTGTGATGACCCCGATACGGTGTTCAAGTGCGCTGTTGTGACCGCTGCTGGTACCGCCACCATCGCTTCTGCCACCCAGTCGCTGGTTGGTCAGAACTTGGCTGGTAACACCTCGACGGGCTCTGCCTCGACTGGAAACTCGGCTGGTGGTGTTGTTGCTGCGACCTCCAGTTCCGGCAACTTCCGCATTCTGGGTCTGGTTCCCGACACGCAAGTGACGACTGGCTGCACCTATGTTTCGGGCACCGGTTCGACCTCGATCGTTGTTTCGGGTCTGTCGATTGGTCAGGTGATCCCCGTTGGTACCGACATGTTCCAACTGGTTGCAGCCACCAATCAACTGGACTGGATCGGCGTTGTTGGTACTGCCGCTACCGTGTCGTCCACGACCGCTCAGACGCTGACGATGGCTGCGTCCACCACCGCTTCTGGAACTCTGGTTCTGGTGCAAAGTCCCGAGGTGCTTGTGAAGATCACCTTCGGTGCCCATCGTTACTACGTGGCATAAGGGAGTGATCTAACATGGCTATCTCACGCGCACAACTGCTGAAAGAACTTCTCCCCGGCCTGAACGCCCTGTTCGGTCTGGAGTACTCGCGCTACGGCGAAGAGCACAAGGAGATCTACGAGACCGAGACCTCCGAGCGCTCGTTTGAAGAGGAAACCAAACTGTCTGGATTCTCCGCCGCCCCGGTGAAGAACGAGGGCAGTGCGATTGCCTACGATAACGCGCAAGAGGCGTGGACCGCTCGCTACAACCACGAAACCATCGCTCTGGGTTTCTCGCTGACCGAAGAGGCCATCGAGGACAACCTGTATGACAGCCTGTCGGCTCGTTATACCAAGGCGCTGGCTCGTGCCATGGCGTACACCAAGCAGGTTAAGGCCGCTGCGGTGCTGAACAATGGCTTCTCCGCTGCTTACACTGGCGGTGACGGCGTTGCTCTGTTCTCGACGGCTCACCCGCTGGTTAACGGCGACACCAACAGCAACCGTCCTTCGACCGCTGCCGACCTGAACGAGACCTCGCTTGAGGCCGCCGTTATTCAGATCGCTGCTTGGACCGACGAGCGTGGTCTGCTGATCGCCGCTAAGCCTAACAAGCTGATCGTTCCGCCTGCTCTCCAGTTCGTTGCTACCCGTCTGCTGGAAACCGAACTCCGTGTCGGTACCACTGACAACGATATCAACGCCCTGAAGAACAACGGCTCGATCCCCGGCGGCTACACGGTCAACCACTTCTTGACCGACAGCAACGCTTGGTACCTGACCACCGATGTGCCTAACGGTCTGAAGCACTTTGTTCGTACCCCGATGTCTACCGGAATGGACGGTGACTTCGATACCGGCAACGTGCGTTACAAGGCCCGCGAGCGTTATTCGTTCGGTTGGTCTGATCCGCTCGGTATGTTCGCTTCCCCCGGTGCTTCGTAAGACCAAGGGGTAGTAGGGAGGGGGCTTCGGCCCCCTTCTCTTTTTGTGTTTAGTGTGTTAGTTTCTTTATGCCCAAGATCACTTTCTACCGACTGGCTTGGCAGATTCTCCTCAAACGGTAGACACATGCGAGGTAATTAAAATGGGTTTTGCTACTTTCTCCGGTCCCGTTCGTTCTGGCACTCAGCGTTATGGCGCTGCCGAAAACACCGGACTGATGACGCTTTCGCGCACCGCTTACGTTAACGTGTCGGGCGTGGCCCTGACTACGGGCGCTGCCGCTCAAACCCTGTTCACCCTGCCCGCTGGCGCAAAGATCCTGAACTTCGTTACTGAGGTTCTGGTGACCATTGCCGGTAACTCGGTCAGCCAAGTGGGTGTGACGATTGGCAAGAGCGGTTCTGCCGCTGAGTTTGCCGCTTCGTTTAACACCGGCACCGCTGTTGCTCGGGTGACTCAGGCCAATATGGACACGGCAATTACCGGCAAGGTCGCCGCTCTGGATAACATTGGATCGGTTGATGTGCCGGTTCAGGCCACGTTCACGGCGACCACCGGCAACCCGACTTCCGGCCAGATTGCCATCACGGTTATCTATCAGCAGCGTGCTGATAACGGCGCTCAGGCTCCGACTGCTACTCAAAACTGATTAAGGGGGTAGCATGCGCCCAGTTCGTGTAGGAGTATCGGGTGCGGCGGGGGTTACGGCCCCCATCCCGCTTGATAGTTACCAATCACCGTTTTCGGTTGGTATTGGTGTGGCCGTTACGGGCACGGTGAATTACACCGTGCAGCACACGTTCGATGATGTGTTTGCTCAGGGGTTTGATCCGGCTACGGCGGTTTGGTACCCCCACGCCTCTTTGGCAAACGCGGTGGCATCGCTGGACGGCAACTACAGTTACCCTGTGCGTGCTGTTCGATTGAACATGAACTCTGGAACGGGCACTTGCACCATGACCGTCATCCAAGCCGGTATGCCGGGGAGGTAATAATGGCTATTGACGTTGGGGCGCTTCGCCTCTTCCAATCTACTTGGAAGCCGGTTATTGACGCAATCCCGGATGTTATTAACATGGCTGCCATGCAAGTCGATCTTGACCGCGAACTAGCGGCCAAGAAGAAAGAACTTGCTGACGCAGAGGCTCAGATTAAGTCTGCTTTTGAAGAGGCTAATCGACGCCTAATCGGTGTTAATGAGCAAATGGATGCGGCGATAGCTAGCACCAAGGCTGCCGAAGCTGAAACCCGCCGTCTAGTCGCCGAACGCGAGCGTGAGCTTGCCGATGCTGGCGTGACGCGCAAGAAAACCCTAGCTGCTACTGAGAAGAAGCTGGCAGAAGTCGAGGCGGCAGTTCAAAAGGCTGAGGCACTAGCAGCCCAGAAGATTGCCGACGCTGAGGCTGAGGTCAAAGCAAAGCTGGCTGCCGCCGAAACTCAGTTGCAGGCGATTGAGGCTAAGCGTCAGGCGGCTGAAGCCGTGCTTGAATCGCTCCGATCCAAGCTGGGGTAAGCGGTGTCGGTCAGTGGCGTAAGTTACGTCCAAGGGCTGGATAGTGGTGAATACGACTTTACCCATGTGGTAGCGACAGTCACTGCATCCGGCTCTACGACTATTTACACCCCGGCAGCAGGTAAGCGTCTGAGGCTGCGCTGGATCTACGCATTGAACGATCCGGGGTCTAGCGCATCTCCGCTCATCAAGATTTTCCTTGGTGCAGAAGAGAAGTTTCGGGTGTACGCTGTGAGCAAACGGCAGTGGACGACCGGTCCAATGGACGGGGCGTTGATTATCAATCTGAGCGAAGCGGCTGAAGTAGCCGTCACCGCACTAATCGAAGAGTTCTGACATGGCTACTTATAATGGGTTTCAGTGTTTTTCTGAGGACCTTGTTGAGGGCGTACACAACTTCGCGTCCAACACATTCAAAGTCTATCTGTCCAACGCCACCCCCTCGGCTTCTGCTGATCTTGTGAAAGCAGATCTAGCTGAGATTGCAACCGGGAATGGTTACGACACCGCTGGCGGTGAGACGACTACGGTGGCTGTCTCTCGTAGCGGCGCGACGACTACGGTTACGGGTACTCAAGTCTCTTGGACTGCCACGGGCGCTATGGCAACATTTCGATATGTTGTGCTTTACAACGATACCAGCGCTTCAGACAGCCTGATTGCGTGGTGGGATTACGGAAGTGCAGTCAGTCTGAATACTGGCGAGTCCTTCACGGTCAAATTTAACAACGCCAGCCCGGGTACAATCTTCACGCTGGGCGTGGCCTGATAAGGACGGAACATGTCACTCAATCCGATTCAACTCCAAGAACTCCACGACTACATCGTGGCTACCCCTGCGCTCAATGACATCCCGAATACGCCGGATGGGAACTACGAGATTGCAGCGATCATGAACACGCCGAGCAATCCCGGCTACAAGGCGATTTCTGTGGGTTCCGCGATGCTGTGGGCTGCTGAAGGCCCGCGAGTTCGTATCGGGCAGGCGGCCAACGATCCTCAAGAGCCTGAGCAAGTCAGGGCGTCCTGCCAGACGTTTCTTGATCTGATCGTGTCCGGTCCTGAGTCTTTGGTGCATACCGAAGAAGCCGAGATCAAAGCGCTGTTTGATGGCTGGCTGGCTGCGTCTATCATCACTCAGGACGAGTACGACAAGATCTACGGTGTGACTGGCCTTGCTGCGACACTGATTCCACAGTCGGTCGAGATGTTCGACCAGACGATCACCTACATTGATGTACAGGAAGCGAGGGCACTGTAATGGCAACGACATCACTGGCTTATAGCGGCAACACCACTATCACGATGGACTTGGCGAGTCTCGCCACCTCCTCGACGTTTCTCGCTGGCCGCGAATCTAACCAGATCGACAACACCGCTGACAAGTACATGGACTGTCTTGTGAGTGGGGCTGTGAGCGTCGGCACGACGCCTACGGCAAACACGGTGATCGCGGTCTATGTATGGGGCGCTGACACCTCGCTGGCAACGACTCCTCTCGATACTCTGGACGGCACTGATAGTGCTGAGACGCTAACCAACACCGGCATCCTCAATGCGCTGCGTCTTGGCGCGACGGTGGCCGTTCCTGCCGCTACTAGTGATGTGCAGTACATCGTGCTGCCGTTTTCTGTCGCTTCGCTGTTCGGCGGCGTGATGCCTAAGTTCTGGGGCCTGTTTGTCTCTCATAACACGGGCGTCAATCTGCGGAGCACCACCAACACCAACAGTTTCGATTTCGTCGGCATCAAGTACGACGTTGCCTGACGATGCTGATTCTGCCCGGTCGGTTTAGCAGGCAGCCGCAAAGCCCGACTCGCATTGATTGGGGTAATCCGCTTACCCGTGGTCTTGTGTTTTTGTTGCAAGACGGTCGCAATGCAGTCAGTCAAGTTCAATTAACTGGCACTGCGAGTCGAACACTTTCTCAGTTTGGCAATACGCTGTCGTTTAATGGGAGCAGCGACGGACTTTATGAATCCGTCTCAAACGTAGACAAATCAGCAGGGTTTTCGGCTCATGTAATAGTACGACCCGATAACAATACACAAACCAATACATTTATTGGTTTAGGTACTGCTACTTCCGGTCCGTATGTAGTTTTTGATTTGTCTGGAACAGAAGTTGGCGATCCACTTCGTGTCATTAGTTTTGGAACTTCCGGTTCAGGCACTAGATATACACCAACTTTTGATTGGTCTGCTTACACAGCAGTTTGGAACCAAGGGTCAAATAATCAGCTTTATAGAAACGGCGTTCTTCTTACGCCAACTTCATCTACCGGAGACGGAAATCTCCCAGATATTGTTAACTACGGCGTTGGCGTAATTGTTGCACCAACGGCAGGTAATCGCGCAAACGCTCGAATTCCGTTTGCAGCTATCTGGCGCCGGCGTTTGTCGGCACAGGAAGCACTGCAACTTGCAGAAAATCCTTGGCAACTATTCGCCCCTCAAAGAAAGTTCATCTCCCTGCCCGATCCGACGCGACCGGGGATGGCATCCCGCCCAAAAAGGTGGACGAAGCAGCCGCAGGGCAACGTCGAGATTGATTGGGGAAACCCGATTACTCGGGGCCTTGCGACCGCCTACCTTCCGACGGCGCGTTACCCCGGTATTGACCTTGTAACAAAGGTCTTTGATACATCTACAACTCGCGGGTCGTTGCTCCCAGGCACGAACGGTGTTCGGTACGCGGTTACCGGGACCAATGTTCCTTGGACGCTCAATTTTGCACCTGTTGGAATTCTCGCTAATTATCCGGCGGTTTCTGTATTCACGTTGTTTGAGCAGTACGACACAACAACAACAGGAGTTATTTTTGGCGGTGGGAATAATGCATCCCAATACGCCAGATTTGAAAAAAACAACAACGGCTCAATCAGTTTTGTACCTAATACTAATAGCGGAGGGTCAGCAATTGCTGGCCCAGTTCTTAACACCAATCAAGTCTATGCGCTCGCTGCCATCAATCAAGGTAACGAACGCGAATTATTTGTTGACGCTGTAAGCCAAATAAGTAGCAACACATCAATTACATTTATAAATGGAGCGTATGGTTACGCCGGATCTTCTTTTCTTGTCGTAAATCACCACCGTCGCATCGGCTTATATTGTGGATATGTTTGGACACGGCGGCTGACTCCGTTTGAGATAAAAAGTCTCACGGACAACCCCTGGCAGATTTTCGCCCCTCAAAGAACCTACGTTTTCCCGAACCCTGCCAACCTCCCGATCATCAGCCGACCAAGTTCCGATGTCCTGAAGAACGGATGGGTTCCGAGCCAAGGGTCGCAGCTTTACCCGATGGTCAACGAGGTCATCCCTGACAACTCGACTTGGATTGACAGCCCAGTTGTCGATGGATCTCCTGGCCCGGCAGTGATGGGGATTGACAACAGTCTGACCACCGGTACCATCATCGTCAGAGTCCGTGCGAAGAAGCTGGCAAACGCTGGCAGGTTCCGGGTCTTACTTCTGGACAGTTCTGGCAACACCGTCGGCACCTCAAGCTGGCAGTCGGTCACATCCACAATCACGGACTATGCGCTCAGCGTTGCCACATCGGGAACCACCGCAAGAGTCAGCATCGAAGTCGCAAGTTAAGCCGAGGCAAACATGGCAGTCGCAAAATGGGCAACACCCGGTTCACGATCCAGTAACTTTGCTGGCACGACACTCAACAGTCTGGCTAATGGTTCTGAGAGCGCGGTCGTTACTTACGACAACAGCACGAACCGCAACCTGTATGGCGCGGTGACGTTGAAACTCGGAAGCATCACGCCGAGCAGCGGCGGTTCAGTAACGCTTCGGGTCACGATGTCGGATGGTGTAGATACCTCTGATAAGGCAGGCGGCGATCTTTATACGTCCGTCTTGTTGAGCGGCGCGTCTGCCAAGGTTGTGATCTGGCCGATGGTGCGAATCTATCCGTTCTCGCTGCGGTTCTCGGTTGTCAACAACAGCGGCGTGGCACTGGCGGCATCGGGTAACGAGATCTATGTGACCCCGTACAACGAGGACATTCAGTAATGTCTCGCGGTGTCAATGATTACGATGCCGCTCGCATTCAAGGGCGCAACGTATCAAACGCAAACAGCTACAGCATCGTCTCGCCGGGGCTGGTGACTGACGGTCTGATTTTGCATCTTGATGCGGGCAATTTTAATTCGTATCCGATTTCTGGTACGACTTGGTACAACCTCAGTGACATTAGAAATAGCGGGACAATAGGTAACTTCACATATGTTCGTGATGGTGGCGGGTCACTTGATATGAACGCTTCCGCCGGAAGCAACATAACTTTTGGTGATCCATATTTTTGTGACTTTTCTGCTCAAGATTTTTCTTTTAACATTTTTCTTTACATTACAAGCACAACTACAAGTACCGGCGGCCAAGGCCCAGTTTTGCTGTTCAAAGGGGGGTTTCAGATTAGAGGTTATTACGCTCAAGTTTCTCAAGCCAGCCCCGCTGCTGTTACTTTTTTTACGAATCAATCTGGCGCAGTTCAGACATCATTGAGCACGGCAAGCATTACCATCGGAGCGTGGAACAATATCTGTTTTACAAGAAGCGGGTCGTCTGTTCGCATATACATAAATGGCATTGATGCAACATCGACCGCTGGAACGCACTCCAACCCCAGTGGCTCATCTGATACGCTAATTATCAACAGCTATGGCGCGCAAATTTATGGAAACGTCACTTATGCGATCTTCAGCGCATACAACCGCACCCTGACGCCAACAGAAGTCGAGCAAAACTTCAACGCCACCCGCGCAAGGTTTGGTGTGTAAATGGTCTTGCGCGTCCGTCAGCCGTTCGTAGCGCCGAATCTCGTTGAGATCTATTGGCTTGAGCTGTCGCAGACGCAGGTAGGTCCGACAACCACTACCCTGATCGCAAGCCCCGGTTCGTTTTCGCTTACTGGGTTCAGCGCAGACCTTACTAAGACAGCGGCACAGACTTTATCCGCCGATCCCGGTTCTTATGCGCTTACTGGATCTAGTGCAGAACTCCTGTACAACCGGTTGATTTCCGCTGATGCGGGCTCTTATGCGCTAACTGGTTCTAACGCGGAGCTTCTGTACAACCGGTTTGTTTTCGCAGATGCTGGCGCTTACGCGCTTACTGGTTTTGCCACAACCCTCGACCTTAACCGGTTCCTTTCTGCTGACGCAGGGTCTTACGCGCTCACGGGTTTTGACGCGACTCTGTTTCAAGGCACGCTTCTTGAGGCTGATGCAGGCGCGTATTCATTAACCGGGTTTGCAGCGAATCTTGATTTCGGGCGCGTAGTTTTAGCCGATCCGGGCTCGTACAACCTGTCCGGCGTTGCCGCGACTCTCAGTCCCTCGGTTATTCGGCCGAACTCTGACATCACTACGACCAACTGGACTGCAAGTGCAGGTACAGTTTTGTACGACATGATTGACGAGGCCGTGCCGGACGACAACGATTACATCATCAGTCCAGATATCACGGCGTCTCCGGGCCCTGCGGTGTTTGGTTTGAATGGCACACTGCCGTCTGGGCCGCTTCAGATTCAGATTAGGGCCAAACGGTCTTACTCGTCTGGTCAGATTCGGGTTGTACTGCAAGACAGCAGCGGCAACAGTATTGGCACATCAAGTTGGCAAACACTGACATCTTCGTTTACGACCTATACCCTGTCAGTCAGTACGTCTGGGATCGTAGCCCGAGCGAGGATCGAGGTGCAGACCTGAAATGTCTCAGAACGCTGAAGTCTCGTGGCTCGCAGTACGAGTCTTCAACAGCATTGAAGTCTCGTGGCTTCAGGTCAGTTCTGCCGCTGGTAATCCGGTACTCACCGCAGATCCCGGCAGTTATGCAATCGCAGGTCAAGATGCGGCCCTGATTCGGGCTTACTTGTTTAATGCCGAGCCCGGTTCTTACGCTGTTACGGGGCAAGCGGCCGATCTCACGATTGCCACCATACTGAGCGCCGATGCGGGCGCGTATGCAGTTACTGGTCAGAGCGCAGACCTTACAATTGCCGCAGGATTTAACGCTCAGGCTGGTGCGTACGCGATTACCGGCCAGCCGTCTGATCTTCTTGCTTCCAGATATTTGTCGGCAGACGCTGGAAGTTATGCTATAACCGGCCAAGAGGCGCGTCTTACTTCAACTCTCTTGTTAACTGCGTCCCCCGGCGCGTATACTATTACGGGGGCCCCGGCCACGTTAACCGCTGTTGTTCTCTACCCCAACCCCGCCGATGTGCGCGAGGGGGTGGTCTACGGACCCGGGGGCATTTATACTGGGACTCTGGTTGTCCGCAACGCCATCTACCTCTTCGATGACTAATCATGGCAAAGACCCCCGCGTGGCAACGCGCCGAAGGCAAGAACCCCAAGGGCGGTCTTAACGCCAAGGGTCGAGCGTCTTACAACGCAGCCAACCCCGGTAAGCCGGGGCTCAAACCCCCTCAGCCCGAAGGCGGATCTCGCCGTGACTCATTCTGTGCCCGCATGAAAGGCATGAAGAAGAAGCTCACGAGCGCAAAGACCGCCAAGGACCCCAACAGTCGCATCAATAAATCGCTCAGAGCGTGGAACTGCTGAGATGGATCTTAGTGTCTGGAACACCGTACTATCGGTGCTAATTGGCTTGTTGTCTTGGATTCTCAAAGAGAAGTCAACGGAACTCAAACGGATCGAAATTCTGCTTAACAAGACCCGGGAAGAAGTTGCCAAAGAGTATGTCACCAAGACTGAAGTACATACTGACATTAACCGGGTTCTGGACCGATTAGATCGTTTGGAATCCAAGCTGGACGCCGTTATCAAAGGTAGGCAAAATGCCGAGCACTAGCCAGAAGCAGCACAATTTCATGGCGATGGTGGCTAATGACCCGGCAGCAGCTAAACGGGTCGGCGTTCCGCAGTCTGTCGGCAAAGACTTCGTTAAGGCGGACGTGGGTAAGAAGTTCGGGTCCAGTTCAAAGTCCCGCCCAGATCTTCAACGGGTCAACAAACCCAAGACTGAACGTGGGCAATCAACTCTTTTTGCACGGGGTGGCGAAGTGAAAGAATCTAAAGCGATGGTCAAGAAAGAGATTGGCTTCATGAAAGCCAAGGGCGCTCCGAAGTCCATGATCAAACATGAGATGAAGGAAGCAAAAATGGCGTCGGGCGGTTTTGTGCGCTCAGCCGATGGCGTTGCCTCCAAGGGCAAAACCAAGGCCAAGCAGATCACCATGAAGCGCGGCGGCAAGTGCTAAGGAACGATCATGGATAAGACCAAGACTCCCCCGCCGCCACCCCCGTCTCAGCCCCAGCCTAAGCCTGAGACCCCCGAAGATCGCATGGTTCGTGAAGCCCGTCAGGATGCCGCTACGGAGAAGGGTTATAAAAAAGCAACTGAGCCTGATCGACTGAAGAAAGTGCTGCCATTTAAGGCGGGCGGTATGGTTGGGTCTGCCTCCAAGCGTGCTGATGGCTGTGCTCAGCGTGGTAAGACTCGTGGCAAGATGGTGTAATCATGATGGCGTCTCGCGGGATGGGGGCCATCAGCCCCTCCAAGATGCCCAAGGGAACTCGCAAGTCGAGGCGAGACGACACTGATTTCACACAGTACGCCGAGGGTGGCGAAGTAAAATCCAAGGTCAACGCCGCTGGTAATTACACCAAACCCAGCATGCGGAAGTCTCTGTTTGAGTCCATCAAGTCTCGCGCTGTTCAGGGCACCGCCGCAGGCCAGTGGTCAGCCCGCAAAGCGCAGCTTCTTGCCAAACAGTACAAGGCTAAGGGGGGCGGTTATCGTGGCGGTTGAGCGCTGGTACTACGTCAGAGACGGATATCTTTGGAAACACGAAGAACCAGACGGTATCGCTTATCTGCGCCGCCGCAAAGATATCCCCGACGTACCCCTGTGTAAGGTTGACGAGGCCCCGGTTAAATACCCCGCTGAGTTGCAAAGCGCCACAAAATGAAAGCCCCGCAACAATCGCTCAAGGACTGGACCGCCCAGAAATGGCGTACTAAGTCCGGTAAACCGTCATCCAAGACGGGTGAGCGGTACTTGCCTGAGAATGCGATCAAGGCCCTGTCCCCCGCTGAGTATGCGGCGACCACCAAGGCGAAGCGTGCTGGCAAGAAGGCTGGCAAACAGTTTGTGAAGCAACCACCCAAGGTGGCGGCTAAAACCGCGAGGTTTAGGTAATGTCTACTACCGGTACCGCAGCGTTCAACCTAGATGTGAACGACCTCATTGAAGAGGCGTTTGAGCGTTGCGGCCAAGAACTTCGCACGGGCTACAACTTCAGGACTGCCCGTCGTTCCCTGAACCTGCTGACTATCGAGTGGGCCAATCGGGGCATCAACCTCTGGACGATTGAGCAGGGGCAGATCCCCCTGTACCCGAACCAAGCCGTTTATCCCATTCCTACGGACACCATCGACCTGCTGGATCAGGTTGTTCGTACCGGCACCGGTCAAAATCAAACCGACATCAACATCAACCGGATCTCGGAGTCTACTTACTCGACGATCCCGAATAAGAACGCAACTGGCCGACCCATTCAGGTTTGGGTCAATCGCCAGACTGGTGACTCTAACACCACGACTGCTACGCTGACCTCAACCATCAACTCCACGATCACCACGATCCCCATCACGGGCGTGTCTCAACTGCCTTCGTCTGGCTTCATCAAGCTGGACAACGAGACGATCTCGTACTCGGCGGTGAATGGGAGCGATCTGGTGTACTGCGCTCGCGGGCAGAACGGAACGACAGCGGCTGGTCATAACGCTGGGGCTAGCGTAACGATTCAGAACTTGACTTCCATCAACATCTGGCCTGTGCCGAACCAAGGGTCCAGTGGCAGCCCCTACTACACATTCGTGTACTGGCGCATGCGTCGGATGCAGGACACTGGTACCGGCACCAAGACTCAGGACATTCCGTTCAGGTTCATCGAGTGCATGGTGGCTGGACTGGCGTACAAGATGGCGCTGAAGTTCCCCGAGATGGACCCCAACCGTATTGCCATGCTCAAATCTGAGTACGAGCAGCAGTGGCAGTTGGCGGCTGATGAGGACAGAGATAAGGCGAGCCTCAGGTTCGTTCCGCGCTCTCTGTTTTACTGATGGCAGGTCCTAAGTACGCATCAGCGAAGAACTCGATTGCCGAGTGTGATCGGTGCGGGCAGCGGTATAAGCTCAAGGAACTTCGCAAACTCACGATCAAGACCAAGACCGTCAACATCAAGGTTTGTCCTGAGTGCTGGGAACCAGATCAACCGCAGTTGCAGTTGGGCATGTATCCGGTTTACGATCCACAGGCAGTTCGTGATCCGCGCCCCGATACCAGCTACTACCAGTCTGGTAACAACAGAGAAGGCAGCCGAGTTATTCAATGGGGCTGGAATCCCGTTGGTGGCTCAAGGGCTAATGATGCTGGGCTAACGCCAAATAACTTGGCATTGGATATTCAAATTGGTACAGTCACTATCGTGACTACGTAGGGGTAATCATGGACTCAATGAAGAAAGTTGCTAAGGCCGAAGTGAAAGCGCACGAGAAGCGCATGCACGCCAAGGGCATGAAAAAGGGCGGTGTCACTTCCCTCGACATGAAGAAGTACGGGCGTAACATGGCCCGTGCTATGAATCAGCGGAGCAAGTAATGGCTAAGTTCAGCATGAAGATGGGCGGCAAAGAAGTCGGCCCCGCTCCGGTCTACGCGCCCCCGCACACGATGCAGGGTTCGCCCAAGGTTGACATCAAGAACTCTGGGTACGATGGCGGCAACCGCCGTCGGGCTAACGATGTGAACATGAGCGTTGGCAGCATCAACCGCAACGGTTATCCTGAGCCTAAGACCTCCGGTGAAAAGACCCGGGGTAATGGCGCTGCTACCAAGGGTGTGACCGCTCGGGGGCCGATGGCGTGAACTACAGCGAGTTGTCAGCAGCGATTCAGTCGTACACCGAGAATACGTTCCCTACGACGTACCTCGCTGACGGCTCTGCTGTTACGCCTGCTGACCAGATCGCTCGCTTTGTCCGACAGGCAGAGCAGCGTATCTACAACACCGTTCAGTTCCCATCCCTGCGTAAAAACGCAACCGGACAAACGTCAATCGGCAATAAGTATCTCTCGTGCCCTACCGACTTCCTCGCGGCGTATTCTCTGGCTGTTGTGGATGGCGCTGGTGCGTATGAGTACTTGCTAAACAAGGATGTGAACTTCATCCGTCAGTCATACCCCTCGCCGACTGATTCTGGTCTGCCACGATATTACGCGTTGTTTGGACCTACGGTTTCTGGGGCGACGATTACGAATGAGTTGTCGTTCATTCTCGGGCCTACGCCTGATGCTGGGTACACGGTTGAGCTTCATTATTACTACTACCCTGAGTCGATTGTGACTGCATCGACCACTTGGCTCGGGGACAACTTTGACAGCGTGCTGCTGTACGGTTCGTTGGTCGAGGCGTATACCTTCATGAAAGGTGATGCCGACATGCTGACGCTGTACGACACCAAGTACAAAGAAGCCCTTGGGCTTGCCAAACGCCTTGGCGACGGTATGGAACGGCAGGACGCTTACAGATCTGGGCAGTATCGCCAGCCGGTGACTTGATATGCCACTCGTTCAAGGTGCAACCAACACTTTCAAAACGGGTCTGGCATCGGGCACGTTTAACTTCGCATCTGACACGTTCAAGATTGCGTTGTATAGCGACACGGCTAGTCTCGGACCGACTACTTCGGCGTACACTACTGACGGCGAGATTACTGGGACCGGATATACTGCCGGTGGTAACACGCTGACGGTATCTGTGACACCGACGACGGGTGCTGACCCCACGAATACGACTGCGTATCTGTCGTTTTCAAACTCTACGTGGAACCCGGCTGCGTTTACCTGTCGCGGCGCGTTGATTTATAAGTCTGGTGGGGGCAATCCCACCGTATGTGTTCTTGATTTTGGTGGGGATAAAACTTGCTCAACCTCGTTTGAGGTTCAGTTCCCCACTGCCTCTAGCACCAGCGCAATCATCAGGATTGCATAGGAGTCTGAAGTGACGATGAACAAAGCAAAGACCTCGGATGTGATCGGCGGTGGTCTGATCGCCAACAGCACGCCGAATACTGAGTCGCTTAAGGCTACCGGCAAATACATCGTTGAATGTTTTGACAAAGACGGCAACCCCAAGTGGACTGCCGAGACGCCCAATCTTGTTGTGAACGTCGGCCTTCAGTACATGGCCGGTTCCGCTCTGGTGGCTACGACTCAGATCACTACGTGGTATGTCGGTATTTATGGCGCTGCTGCTTCAAACACACCCGCTGCCGGTGACACGGCTGCTTCGCACGGTGGGTGGACTGAAAACACGAGCTACAGCGAATCCACCCGCCCCGTCGCGAACTTTGCTGCTGCTACGAATGCGAACCCATCAGTTGTGACTAACACATCTAATAAGGCTGTGTTCACCATGAACGCGACCACGACCGTCGGTGGGGCGTTTTTGATTAGCAACAACACCAAGGGCGGCACTACGGGGACGCTGTTTTCCGCTGCTGACTTTCAGTCTCCCGGCGACCGGTCGGTTGTAAACGGCGACATTTTGAACGTCACCTATCAATTCAGTCTGTCAGCCTAAGGATGGATAAGTGTCCAGTGGCTGGGGTTCCGGCACTTGGGGCCAACCTAAATGGGGTTACTCAGCTTACTCGTCATCAGTAACTGAGTCTGCCACTGGCTCGGATGAAGTATCCGGGACTTCTGCTGCTGGTCTAGTTTTAGAGCCCGCCACGGGCTCTGATTCCGTATCTTCGATACGTGATGTTTTTGTTAGTGTTGCCGAGACATCTTCTGTCTCTGATGCCAATTTTGGCGTCACAAACTACTTCCGCACTGAGGAAGAGACTGCCTCAGGTACTGATTCTGTAAGTGCTCAGGCAACTTTTGTTCCTGTAGCCGCCGAGACCGCAACGGGCTCGGATGAGACGAGTGTTCGACTACAAGTCGAGCGGACAGACAGCGAGCTATCTTCCGTAATAGACGCCGCTTCAGCGCGTTTTGTTCCCATAAGCACGACGCAAGATACGGCGTCCGCAACAGACACCCCATCAAACATCGCCAGCGTTTACTCTGCGCTCGCGGAGACATCCAATCTGGCCGACGAAGCGTCTGCTTCCGTCACCTTGACTGAGGGCGGTTGGGGCACCGGGACATGGGGTCAGGGCGCTTGGAGCGGGGTTGTATTTAACCGGAACATTGTCGAGTCCGCATCTGCTGCGGATTCAGTAACGCTGTCTGTGCCCGCCGTAAATGGGCAAGTCGATGAGGCTGCTAGTGGTGCAGATCTTGTCACTCCGAGATTAACGACTGTTAATGGCCTCATACTTGAGGCTGCGACGACATCGGACGTTGCTTCCACAGCGTTTCAGCCCCGCGTTTCCGTCGAAGAAGCCGCATCCACGGCGGATTCCGTGTCTCTGTCCGTAACGTACACAGAAGGCGGCTGGGGGTCTGGTACGTGGGGCCAAGGGCCATGGAACGGGATTATTTTTGCCCGCTCCGTCATTGAGTCAGCCAACGTCTCTGACCTGCTTTCGGCGACCATCTCGACGGTTAATGGCGCGGTAATCGAGTCTGCCTCTGTGGCAGATGAGGTCACGCCCAAACTGACGACCGTTAACGGTCGGTCAGAAGACTCTGCCTCGGGCGCTGATTCAACTGAAGCTATCGGCACCTTCAATCATTCTGTAGCGGAAACAGCATCCACTGCCGACTCGATTGATTCTTCCGTCACGTTTACTGAAGGCGGCTGGGGGTCTGGCACATGGGGTCAGGGGGCTTGGAACGGGATCATCTTCAACAGGAGTGTTGTCGAATCCGGGGCAATCTCGGATCAGATTGACGCACTACTGCCGTTGGTCAACGGGCTTGTTTCGGAGTCCGCTTCGGCTGCGGATGAAGTCACCCCGAGATTAACAACTGTTAATGGCGTCGTTGAAGAGTCCGCTTCGGCAGCGGACGTTGTTTCTGTCCTTAAAGCGAACGATAGCGAAACCGAGGTCGCGGAAACTTCTACTGCCACTGACCTTACTTCCTCGACCATCACGCTTACCGAGGGTGGCTGGGGTACTGGGGCTTGGGGTCAGGGTCCGTGGAACGGAATTATCTTCTCCCGGAGTACCGCAGATACCGCCTCTGCTGCTGATGAGATCACCCCAAGACTCGCGCTAGTCAACGGCATTTTGCTTGAACCTGCCTCGGCGACAGATGAAGTTACCGCTGGCCTGCCCCTGTCCTTCAACGTTGCACAAGACTCTGCCACTGCCGCAGATGCCATAACGGTTGAGACGCCGGTTCAGAACCAGATAATTCTTGAGGAGGTGTTTGGCGCTGATGAGCCTTCCGCGACCATTACTTACACAGAAGGCGGTTGGGGTTCTGGCGCGTGGGGCCAAGGGCCGTGGAACGGGATTATCTTCTCCCGGGATGCGGCTGAAACGGCTGTCGCCACAGACGAAGTTACCCCTAAGCTCGTTCTGGTTAACGGGATTATCGAGGAGCCCGCTGCGGCTACCGACACGATCTTCACTGGCCTGCCGCTGTCTTTCAGCGTTGCCCCTGACTCCGCGACTGCGACTGATGTTGTAGACGTTGAGACCCCAATTCAGAATCAGATCATCCTTGAGCCTGCTACGGCGACCGATGTTATTTCACTGGCGGTGATCTATACGGAAGGCGGCTGGGGTTCGGGCACTTGGGGTCAAGGTCCTTGGAATGGCGTTGTTTTCAGTCGGTCCATTGAAGAGGCTGCGTTTGTTGCTGATGAGATGGCCGCCATTCCGGCCTACCCGCGCACGTTCGACGATCAGCTTAACGCCGCTGAGTTGGTTAGCGCACAGGCGATCTTTGCTGTGTCCGTGGAGGAAGGCGTCTCCATTCTGGACTCCACCGTTGGGGTTCAGCGGTACGACTGCGACATTCACGAAGACGCTTCGGTAACCGACTTCATTCTTGGCGGGCGCAGTTACGACAGATCCATAGAAGAAGCAGCAGTCGCAAGTGATCTGTTGGTGGGCGACGCTCGATTGATTCAGGTTATTGCTGAGGCGTGCAGCACTGCCGATGCGGTCAGTTCGTTTATTACCCGGCTCTGGAATAATATCGACGACACTCAAGAAGCAAACTGGCAGGCCCCGGACACCAGCCAATCTGTTGCTTGGGAAACTATTAGTGACAATCAGAGCGCGGGGTGGCAGAATGCTGCTACGTCTCAGTCCGCCAACTGGGTTGCGGTTGATGCTGCACAAGCTGTAAGCTGGCAGAGTGCCGAGACAGCGCAATCTGCTGGATGGGCAGAGGTCAATGACTCCCAGTCCGCGAACTGGCAATCCGTTACCAACGAGCAGGCCGGAAATTGGCCTACCATCGAAACCGCGCAAGCAGTTAATTGGCAAGGAGTGGCTACCAACCAGACCCCCGACTGGGAAGATGTTGATAGCGCTCAAGACTCTGAAGAGATTGTTTAGGAGCAGTTCATGCCCACTACATATACATCCCTGATTGGCCTCGCTAAACCTCAGACCGGTGAACTAGCGGGCACTTGGGGAGATGTCGTCAATGATTACCTGACGACTTATGTCGATGCCGCAGTGGCGGGGTCGCAGGTTATCAGCGGAAGCCAGACTTCTGTTGATCTTACCGTTGCAAACGGCACGGCGCTTGTTCAAGTTGCCGGGACATCTTCGGGATCTGCTCAATACCGGATCATTCGATGCACCGGGAATCCGGCGGGTACTCTAACGATCACTGCTCCCGCAGACAGTCGGGCATACGTAGTCATCAACGCCACATCTACCAATCAATCGGTGGTGGTACGGGGGTCAGGCCCAACCACGGGCGTCACCATCCCCTCACTGACCCGGGCCTTGGTTGCGTGGAACGGTACCGACTACGCTCTGGTTGCTTCTAACCGGATTACAGACCTGACTGGCACGCTCGCCACAACGAACGGCGGAACCGGCCTGACTTCGTTCACCGCCAACGGAGCGGTATACGCCACTTCTACTTCTGCCCTGACCACGGGCACCCTGCCTGTCTCGTCTGGAGGCACAGGTGCGGCCACCCTGACAGCAAATAACGTACTGCTCGGTAACGGCACTTCCGCACTTCAGGTTGTGTCTCCGAGTACCTCCGGCAATCTGCTGCTTGCAAACGGAACTACGTGGGGCAGCAATACCGTAGCTGGTCTTGGTATTAACAAACTCATTAACGGTAGGATGAATATCACCCAACGTGATACTACGTTTGCCTCCCCCGCCTCTAATGCTTACACTTTAGACAGGTGGCAGATTAGTTACTCCACTTCGGCTACGGTAACCGTACTTCAAGACACCGATGTACCGTCAAATAACGAGTTTTATAATAGTTTGCGTATTTCGGTGACCGCCGCAGACACCTCAATTGCTGCGGGAGATTACACAATTATTAGGCAATTGGTGGAAGGGTACAACATCCGCGACTTGATTGGTCGCACGTTTACCTTGTCGTTTTGGGTTCGCAGTACAAAAACGGGAACCCATTGCGTATCTTTTTCAAACATTAACGACCGAGCTTATGTTCTTGAGTACACAGTTAATGCTTCTAATACGTGGGAGTATAAAACCTTAACCGTTTCGGGGGGTTTGATAACTGCTGGCAATTGGAGTTGGATAAACGGAATAGGATTGAGGGTGGCTTGGGCGCTAGCTTGTGGTACAACTTTTCAGACTACGGCAGGAGCTTGGCAAACCGGCGTATTTCTTGCCACTTCAAACCAAGTTAACTGCCTCGACTCTACGTCAAACACTTTTGCTATTACTGGTGCGCAACTTGAGCTTGGGGCAGTTGCAACTCCGTTTGAACATCGGCAGTTTGGGCAAGAGGTTGCACTTTGCCAGCGTTATTACTCAAAGAGTTATAGTCTGACGGTCAACCCCGCCACAATTACAGCCGCAGGGCAATACCGCGAAATCGGTGTGAATAATTCCGTGGCATACAACGTGGCATTCCCCGTAGAAATGCGAGCGGCCCCCACTGCTACTGTCTATTCTCCTGCAACAGGTGCGACTGGTGTTGTTAGAGATGTCGCCGCAGCCGCAGACATTGCTGTAACCGGAAGTGACATTAGCACTCGCGGCATGAACTTTTATCAAACTAGTGCCGTATCCAATAATGGTTATGTGCTGGCTCATTGGGTTGTTTCTTCGGAGCTATGATCGTGTATCAACTGACTCAATCATCTGGCGTTATCCGGCTTTCTGATAACGCTTTCATCCCTGACGATCCGAACAACACCGGTTGGCAGGATTATCAGGCGTGGTTGGCTGCGGGCAACACCCCTAATCCTGTCCCTTCTTCTGTGCTTGCGGCTGAAGTTCGGACACAACGTGACGCTCTGTTGATTGCCTCTGACAATCACGCACTCGCAGACCGCTGGGCGTCCATGACGACTCAGCAGCAGCAGGCATGGGCGCAGTACCGCCAAGAACTTCGGGATGTGCCTGAGCAACCGGGGTTCCCGCAGACCGTAGTGTGGCCGACTCCGCCCCAGTAATATGGACTTCGATACCGCCTTCCGCACCCTGCTCGGGCACGAGGGCGATTACTCTGACCATTGGGATGATCCCGGGGGTAAGACCCGTTTCGGCATAACTGAAGCGGTAGCTAAAGAAGTTGGTTATCGGGGTGATATGCGTGAACTGCCGCTGGATTTGGCAAAGCGCATTTACCTTGAACGGTATTGGAACCCGATCTCCGCAGATAAACTGCCTCTGGCTGTGCGGTACGTGGTGTTTGATGGGGCCGTTAATTCTGGTGTCGGGCAATCAATCCTCTGGCTTCAACGGGCATTAAAAGTTAAGGCCGACGGGATTATTGGGCCGATCACAGTCGGTGCTGCATATACGGTCGATGCTCACACTCTGCGTAATAGAATCATTGCCCAGCGCCTGCGGTTCATGACTGAACTTAAAAACTGGCCGAGTTTTAGTAAGGGCTGGGCGCGACGCATCGCTGATCTGATGGAGATGCCATGAACCCGTTGCTACTTGGTTCGCTCTTTGATTTTGGCAAGACGCTACTGGATCGGTTTATCCCCGATCCCGCCGCCAAACAGGCTGCTGAAATGGAGCTTGTGCGTCTTGCTGCTGACGGTGAATTAAAACAGGTCATCGCTCAACTCGAAATCAACGCCCGTGAGGCGTCGCACGCCAGTATTTTTGTAGCCGGTTGGCGTCCTGCGTTCGGTTGGTGTGGTGCTGCGGGCTTTCTCTACGCTACTATTGGTCAGCCCGTATTGGCGTGGATTGGTGCGATTCGTGGCTGGCCTGCCCCGCCTGAACTCAATTTGGATTTGCTCTGGGTGGTCGTAACCGGGCTCTTGGGCATCGGCGGTCTTAGAACAGTCGAGAAACTGAAAGCTGTGACGAAGTAAGGCACGATATGCCGCTCCAGAAGATCTTGTTCAAACCCGGGGTGAACCGGGAAAACACGCGCTATACCACTGAGGGCGGCTGGTATGAGTGCGACAAGATTCGTTTCCGTCAAGGCAACCCCGAGTCCATCGGTGGCTGGGTGCCGTACTCCCTGAACACTTTCCGTGGCCTTTGCCGGTCGCTGTGGAATTGGGTGACGCTCAACGGCTCCAATCTGCTTGGAGTGGGCACTAACCTCAAGTTCTACATTGAAGAGGGCGGTGCGTTTAACGACATCACCCCGATCCGCCGCACGGTCACGCTTGGCACCAACCCGTTCGCTGGCAACAACACAACGACCGTCACCGTTACTGACACGGCCCATGGCTGCTCGGCTGGCGATTTTGTTACCTACAGCGGCGCGACGGGAACTTACGACACCACGTTCAACGCAGAATTCCAGATCGTCTCGATCATTAACGCCAACTCGTACACGATCACAACCTCTTCCGCGATCTCTGGCGGCTCTTACGGTGGATCTGCCGTATCTGCTGCGTATCAGGTCGGCGTCAGCGCTACTACTGAACTGCCTCGTGCTGGCTGGGGGTTTAGTACGTGGGGGTCTGGCGCTTGGGGCGAAGGATCTCCGGTTACTACCAGCACCAGTCTGGGCGTGTGGACACAGCAGAACTACGGCGAAGATTTGATTTACGGCCCGAAGGTTGGCGGTATCTACTACTGGGACGCAACGAACGGTGTTAATACCCGAGGCGTTTTACTGAACACGCTGGGCGGTACGGTTACGTTCACCACTGCTTCACCCACGGTAGTGACGCTGACCAAGGTTCTCACGGAAGGAACTGCGCTTCAGTTTTCCGTATCCAGTGGCGGCACACTGCCAACCGGAATTCTTGCTAGCACGACGTATTACTTGTTCAACGTGAACGGGTTGCAGGCGAATCTGCTGAATGCTTCCGGTAATCTGGTTAACGTCACAGGTGCTGGCAGCGGGACGTTTTCTATCTCTCTGCTGGTTGACATCCCCACCATCCAGACGTTCATCGCCGTTTCTGACGTAAACAGGTTTGTGTTTGCGTTTGGCTGCAACGATTATGGCGGGTCGGTTATTGACCCTCTGCTGATTCGCTGGAGCGATCAAGACAATCTGTATGCGTGGACCCCGGATGCTACTAATCAAGCTGGCGCTCTTAGGGTTTCTCACGGCTCGTCGATTGTTGCGTCGCTTATCGCTCGTCAGGAAGTTCTGGTATTCACTGACTCCAGCCTGTATTCACTGCAATACTACGGCCCGCCGACTGTCTGGGGCGCTCAACTACTGGCAGACAATATCTCGATCATCGGCCAGAACGCCGCAACTATTGCGTCCGGGGTTGTTTTCTGGATGGGCGTAGATAAGTTTTACATGTATGACGGTCGAGTGCAGACGCTTGATTGCGATCTGCGTCGGTTTGTATTCGGCGACATTAACGTCCAGCAGTATCAGCAGGTATATGCTGGGTCGAATGAGGGCTTCAACGAAGTTTGGTGGTTCTACCCGTCCTCCTCGGCAAATCAGCCCGACCGCTACGTCATCTTTAATTACATGGAGAAAGCGTGGTATTACGGCACCATGTCTCGTACTGCGTGGCTGGATTCCGGCCTTCGTGCTGTGCCTATGGCGACCACCTATGACTCAAGCACTGGGTTGGGTCGAGTAATCGCGCACGAGACTGGCATTAACGACAACACGACTGGTACAGCCACGGCAATTAACGCTTACATCGGATCGTCTGAGTTTGACCTTGGCGATGGTAATAGCTTCCAGTTTGTATGGCGCGTGCTTCCAGATCTTACGTTCGCCAACTCATCTAACGCCCCCGGTGGCGTCGCGCCCCAAGTGACAATGGGTCTGTCCACGCTGCGTAACTCCGGCTCGGGTATCACCAAGACAGAAAATGAGCCTGTGTACCTGATTGCCCCGTACACCATCTCCGATACCGAACAATTCACTGGTCAGGTCTACACGCGCATCCGTGGCCGACAGATGATCTTCAAGATCTCGTCCAACCAAGTGAATACGGCATGGCAGCTTGGTGCGCCGCGCCTTGACATTCGCCCGGACGGTAGGCGATGAGTAATAGTTATCTTCGGTTTCCGCCCACTCCAAGCCTACCGCTCGCGCCTCAGCAGTGGGGGCCGCTCTATCAGGATCAGTACTCCAATGTGCTGCGTCTGTACTTCAACCAACTGAGCAACAACCTCGGGCAACTTGCTTCCCCCCTTGGTGGTCAGCGCCTTAGCTTTCCGTTTGGTGCATTCAGCGACTCCACGACACAAACAATAGCGAGCACAACGACTGCGTACCCGATCACCCTAAACACCACTACCGAGAGTAACGGTGTAAGACTTTCCAGCGGATCTAGGTTTGTTGTTGAACAGGAGGGGGTGTATAACTTACAGTTCAGCATCCAGTTCAACAGCGACAGCAACGCAGAGCAAGATGCTGATGTATGGGTTAGGCTAAACGGGGTTGATATACCGGCGTCTAACAGTCGATTTGGGCTGCCTCCCAGAAAAAGTTCTGGCGACCCGTTTCATACAATCGGCGCTTTGAATTTCGTGTCGAGTATGAGAGCAAATGACTACCTTCAGCTAGTGTGGTCCTCTACGAGTACTGATGTGTCAATCGTTAGTTATGCAACTGGCACAAGCCCGACGCGCCCAGCCATACCATCAGTGATTGCCTCATTGACTTTTGTGTCTGCCCTTGTGCAGTGATGCGGTTCAGGAGTTTGTATGCTCATCCCTAACAAGTTCAACGGTTACCGGTCTGGCCGACGTACATACAACACCGGCATGGAGCCGCTTCTTATTAGCGCAGCCCTTGGTGGTGGTAGCGCCGCGCTGCGTGGCGGCGATATGGACGACATAGTTAAGGGCGCACTCTTTGGTGGGATCACTGGCGGTATTGGCGGTCAGGTTTTTAATGCGCTTGGCACGCTTGGTAGTGCTGCCCCTTCCGTTGCAGACGCCGCTGTCGCTGCTAGTCCAGAGGTGGCTGCTGGACTTACGGGTGCCGAAGCCGGGATGATGGCCGGTGACACGAGCAGAAGTCTTATTGACAGTCTGCTGGGCAATCCTAATCAGGGCCTCCTCCAAGCAATGTCCGAGAGTCCCGGCATGATGGCCGGTGTGGATGCTCTGGGCATGCCGATGGAAGGATATGGGCTCGGTGCGGAAGCTGCTGCGGCCCAAGCAGGTGCTGCGCCTCCTGTGGCGGCGGTCGCTCCCGCGCCAACTCAAGCCGGTATTCCGTCTTTGCTGTCTGACCCGAATGCCGCTTCTAAACTGTACGGTACCCCCAGCGCTTCGCCATCGACCTTCGGCCAGCCGACAGGTAAACCCGGTTTCTTGGAAAGCCCCACGCAGTGGTGGAAGGGCCTGTCCCCAACAAAACAACTTGCGCTTGGCGCTGGCGCTGGCGGTCTTGGTCTGATGGCCCTGACTAATCGGGATAAAGTTCCGGGGCAAGAGCCTTACAGCGGGGCACTTTCTCGCTTCCGTTTTAACCCCGACACGTATCAGGCCGCTACGCTTCCGTCTCGTATGGCTCGCGGCGGTATTGCCGATCTGGGCTCTTACTCTGATGGTGGCCGACTGCTTAAAGGCCCGGGTGACGGCATGTCCGATCACATCCCCGCTACTATTGCCAACAAGCGTCCTGCCCGTCTGGCTGATGGTGAGTTCGTGATCCCTGCGGATGTTGTGTCCCACCTTGGGAATGGCTCGACCGATGCCGGTGCCAAACAGTTGTACGCGATGATGGACCGAGTGCGTAAGGCTCGTACCGGCAATCCCAAGCAAGGCAAACAGATCAACCCGAATAAGTTTGTGGCGGCTTAATGGCAGACATTTCTATCCAGTACGTTGATACTGCGTATGTCAACAGGGTGTGGCCGTTTGTAGTTGAGTTTGTTGAAGAAGCGTTGTCCAGCAGTCCTGATTTCCCGGACTGGTATGAGAACTACAACGCGGATCATGTGCAGATGTTTCTGACTTCAGGAAACTGGCTGCTTGTAGTCGCTGTAGATGGCGACGGAAAGATTCACGGTGCTGCGACCGTGGCGTTTGCAAACTACCCAAAACATCGGGTTGCGTTCGTAACGACGATTGGCGGCAAACTTATTTCCGGTCCTGAGACGTTTCAGCAGTTCAAAGAGTTGCTAAAACAACGCGGGGCGACGAAAATCCAAGGGTACGGGCGCGACACCATCGTGCGGCTATGGAAGCGTTTTGGGTTTGAGCCAAGGCTCACCTTGGTTGAAACACTGATTTAGGGGGTTATATGAGTGGCGGTGGCGGCGGCGGTCCTACTAGTAGCACGGTTACGCAAACCAATGTCCCTGAATGGCTGCGCCCTCAGGTTGAGACCCTTATTGGCGGTGCAACCAAAGAGTTGTTTGAAACCACGCCCATAGAAGGCGGCGGTCAAGAAATCACGCGGATCAAACCGTTTACACCGTATAGCCAGAACGCTGAGGAATACGTAGCTGGGTTCTCCCCGCTTCAGCAGCAGGCGTTTGGCGCTGCCGGGAATCTGCAACTCCCCGGTCAGTTTGGCGCTGCAACGGCTGGAACTCAGGGTGCTGCTCTTGGTGCGGCGGGTATTGGTGATCGCTACATGGGCATGGCGACCAACCCGTTCTCCATGCAGTCGTTCATGTCCCCGTACATGCAGAACGTGGTTGACGTTCAGCAGCAGCAAGCGCAGCGGCAGGCGGATATTGCCAATCAGGCAATGAACGCCAAGTTTGCTCAGCAGGGTGCTTTTGGTGGTGTCCGTCAAGGTCTTGCCGGGGCTCAGGCTAACGCTGAACTCATGCGCCAGAAGCAGAACATCCAAGCGACTGGCCTTCAGAACGCATTCCAACAAGCGCAGCAGGCTCAACAGTTCGGTGCGAATCTCGGACTTCAGGGCCTCAACACCGCGCTTGCCGGATACGGTCAACTGGGTGATCTCGGTACTAAACAGCTTGCAGCACAGCGCGACATTATCGGCACCCAGAATCAAATGGGCGCTCTCCAGCGCGAGCGGGATCAGGCCGTCATCAACCAGCGAATCCAGAACTTTGCTCAGGCGCAAGAGAATCCTATGCTGCGCCTCAATCAGTTCAACGCGCTCCTGCGTGGTTACGCTCAGCCGGGTACAACGACGACCCAGTATCAAGCCGCTCCGCCGATGGTGAATCAGTTGGCTGGTCTTGGCACTGCCGCATATGGCGCATCGAAGATGTTTGCCGAGGGCGGTCCCGTGAGCATGGCTACGGGTGGTTTGCCCGCCGTCAACCGCAAGGTGTTGTTTGATCCTGACTCGGTTTCTCTGGAGCAGGTTCAGCAGGGTGTTAAGAACGATACGCTCAGCGATCTGATTGGTGTTCCTGTCGCACTGCAAAAACAGAAGGCAGCGCAGCAGCCTGCCATCTCGGTACCTCAAGACACGAATACGTTCATGGATCAGGCCATGCAGCCTGTGGGCGTTGCTGGTCTTCCTTCTAATCTGCCCCAGTCGATGGCAACGGGGGGCATCGTTGCGTTCAATGATGGTGGTGAGGTTGAGCGGTATCAGTATGGTGGGATCATGAATCCTCCCCCGGGTGAGGAATACATTCCGCCGTATGACCGGTACAACGCCCAACTTAGGGCGCGGGAGGCGCGGATTGCGGCTTTGAATAAAACCCCAGAGGGTCGCGAACAACTGGCGAAAGAAGATCGCGCAGCATTGAGGGGGGCTGGGATTGACCTTCTCAGGCCGGTGGCGGCAGCGGGGGACATTTTGGTCGGTATGCCCGTCAATGCTCTTGCAAAGGGGAGTGACTACCTTGTAAACGCGCTTGGTATTCCCCGTGCTGCGCGGGCGTTGGGACTGGTTGGGCCAGATTACGAAAAAGCCCAGTCCTCGTTCCGTATTGGTTCTGGAACGGCCACTCCGTTTTACGACATGCTTCGTGCGGCAGAAGCTGGCGCTGCTGCTCCCACCCCTACCCCCGCTGCTACCCCCGCTACTACTCCGGCGACCGCTCGTCCCGCTGGCGGACCCACTCGGTTTGAAACACCGTCTTTGGGCGCTCTTGCTCAAAGGGCAGCCCCTGCTGGAATTGCGACACCGGGATTGGGGGGCATAAAGGGTTTGGATTATGTGAAACCCGACCTTCCAGATGCCCCGACGATTCCTAAATTCTCGGCTGGGCTCAGTGGTTTTGATCCCGAGGAATACCAAAGGCGAGTGGAAGCCGAGGCAGAAAAACTCGGTAAGGCTCAAGAACCGTTCTTGACCGCACAGAAAGAGCGGATGCAAAAACGTGAGGCCCGTATCGAGAAGGCAGAGAAGCAGGCTCCTTGGGAAGCACTTGTGCGGGCTGGACTCACCATGGCGCAGTCACCCAAAAAACTAGGTGTGGCGCTTGCTGAGGGGGCTACGGCAGGGCTGAATGACTTCACTACTGCCAAGGCGGCGTTGGTTGCACGTAAAGAGAAACTCGATGACCTGCGTGAAGAGCAGGATCGGTTTGCGATGAACCTCGCTCAGGGCAACCGTAAAGAAGCCCGAGACAATGCCACCAACATCCGTACGCTCCAGAATCAGGCGGATCAGTTGGGGCTCACCGCCCAGACAGCCGAAGCCAGTCTGGAGCAACAACAGTACGCTACCGGCGTAACCGCTGGACTCGGGGAAGCGGGGAACCAGAATCAGTTCAATTTGGGTGTCCAACAACTAAGAAATCAACAAGCAGCCACAGCGCAGCAGGGTGCCGCCCTCCGTGCGAATTACGACCTCAACGTGAGAAAACTCTCGGTTATTGAGGGGCGGGCTAGAGCTGGGGATTTGCAAGCGCAAGCACGGCTTGCTGAGGTCGCTCGTAAGATGACCACTGATTTCCAGCCCTATTTGCAGGCGCTTCAGAGATCTGAACAGTACAAGAACTCAACGCCTACCCAGCGGCAGATATTGGAAAACAGAACACAGCAGGCATTCCAACAGCAATTCATCGCAAACTTGGGTGCGTTGGGGGCGTCTGGGATTGCCGGGTTAGGTGGTACGGCTGATAGTACGGTAAGGTTAGCTGATGCGCTGCTTGATTGAGTGGAGTGACTGATGATCATCAACCTGCCGAAACTCGGGCCAGTTAAATTCCGTGACGAACTTTCCGATGCCGAGATTCAGCAGCAGATCAAGGCGCTCGCGCAAAAATATGATTTCACCCTGCCTAAACCCGACGTAGGGATTGGTACCCTGCTGAAACGCGGTTTTATGCGGGGGTTGGGGGAAACAGGTATCGCTCTGGGGGATGTGATCCCCGCGATGATCGGCAGTGCGATTGGCGCAGACGAATACGCTGCCAAGCAAATGCAGGAAGCCAAGCAGTCGCGTGAGGCCCTGCAAGCCAAGTACCCCCAGCAGTTTGAATCGTTCAGAGAAATCGGCGGTCCGTACGAAGCACTTCAGTACGGCGCGGAAACCATCGGTGAACTTGGCCCGAGCGTTCTCACGTCTCTGATCCCCGGCGTGGGTTTAGGTGCGGCAGGCACCCGGCTTGCTGGTCAGGCTGCGCTTCGTGGTGCGATGGCCGCTGGCCCTGCGGCTCCTGCTGCGATTGCCGCTGCTAAACAAGTTGGTGAGGCCGCTGGTCGTCGCGCCATGTACGGTGGTGTGTACCTCGGGTCTCTGTCTCAGACTGCCCCTGAGATCTTTCAGGGTATATATAAAGAGACCGGCGAGATGGGGCCGGGTATTTCGGCGTTGGCTGGTGGTATCGCTTCCGTGCTGGATTCAGTTCTGCCCGCCAAGTTGCTTAGTAACCTCGGCGCGTTTGGTAAGTTGAAAGTTGTAGAGCAGATCGCCAAGGAAACTGGCGCTGCACCCAAGGTTTGGAAGTACATCCGCAATGAAGCGGCAAAGGCCGCTGGCGTAGAGGGACTTACCGAGGCTGCGCAGGAAACCATCGGCGCAACTGCTGAACAAATCGCTGGCAGCACAAAAGACTTTTTCTCCAAAGAGAACTTTGACCGGTTTTCTGAGGCGTTTGTCAAAGGCGCAATCGGTGGCGGTGCGTTTGGTGCCGTGGGTGGTGTGGGCCAAGGGTTGCAGGCCCGTGGTGCGTACAAGAAAGAACAGCGCGATACTCAGGAAGCTGAAGCTGCATTGCAGGCTCAGATGGACGCCGAGCAGGCTGCTGGCACTCTGACGAAAGAGAAGAAAGCGCAGTACGACGCTGCTCTTGCGCAGGTTCGCGCTCAGCGTGAGAAAGAACTTACCGAAGCGTTCGCCGGGTTGCCTGAGTTTAATAAGCAGCAGGCGCAGTACGCCAAGGACGCGGAAGCCGCCTTGCAAGAGCAGATGGCTGCGGAACAAGCCGCTGGCACTCTGACGAAAGAGAAGAAAGCCCAGTACGATGCGGCTATTAGACAGGCGCGAGCAGAACGTCTGGCGGGGTTGAAGGAAACTTTCGCTGGCCTGCCTGATTATGAGAAGCAGAAAATTGACGCGACGCGTGAGGCGGAAGCCGCCCTGCAAGCGCAACTGGATGCCGAGCAGGCTGCTGGCACCCTGACGAAAGAGAAGAAAGCGCAGTACGAGGAAGCTATTAAACAGGCGCGGGCGGAACGCAAGGCGGCGCTCGTAGAGGCTTTTGCTGGACTGCCTGAGTTCCAGAAGCAGCAGGCGGCTAAGCGTGCGCCCATCCCCACCAGTGCGCAGATGACTCTGCCCGGGATGGATATTGCAGAACTGGACGCGCTTGACAAGCAGTACAGGGAACTTCGGGCTGAGACGGAGAAGACTGGGCAAGGGGATCTATTCTCGGGGCCGTTTACCCCCGGCAAACCCGTCGAGCCCACCAAACCTACCGCCCCCGCTACACCTGCGGTTGATCTCGCAACGGTCACCAAGATTGATGACCCTAAAGCGTTTGGTAAGGCGCTTGGTATTGGCCCCACCGCGCTGATCCTGCGCCCGGACAGTCCCCTTGCAGGCAAAGACATCTCCAACCCGGCTGATGCCGCCGTGGTCAAGCAGGTGTTGGAAGCCTACGCGTCGGGCAAGCCCGCTACCGGTGCCGCTGCGAAAATCGAGGAATTTCTCAATCGCCCTGAGTTTGAGGGGGTATCCGATGTTGATGGATCTGTCACGCAGCCAACTGGAACAAGCACTGATGTGGCTGGACAGCCCACTGATGTTGCCCCCACCGGAACCACTGAGTCAACTGAGCGAGGCGGAGTGGGCAGTGCTGTGCAACCTGCTGGAGAACCTCAAGGAACAACGGAAGCACAGCCCGGTGCAGTAGAAGGTGCTACCCGCACCGCCGACCAAGTATTTTATGAGGCGAAAGAGGCGGGCGACAAGGCGATGGCCCTCCTGTCAAAAAATGGCCGCCTCCCTCCAAGCGGGTCTAAAAAGCGGGCGGAATACGACGCCCTTATGGACCGCTTCTCGCAGTTGAAGGAAGAATGGGCCGCGCTGACAGCTAAAAAGCCAAGCCCCCCACTCCCCACCACTCAGGCCGCGCCCAGTGAAACATCTGTACAAACTGCTGAGCCTTCCGCTGTTACAGAAGGTGCCCCCACTCAAACGGCTGAGGGACAAGCTGCTCCTTCAACTGCTGAAACGGTAACTCAACCACCCACCACCGCTACTACCGATGTCACTCAAACCCCTGAAGCCCAGCAAGGCGAAGCGCAAGGACAAGAAGCACCTGCCACCCCTCCCCCTGCCAGTGACGCCCAAGTCCTAGAAGAGCAAGTAGCCCTCACCACCGCTGCCGAGGCTTGGGCCGATTTCGCTGACCCGCTCAGACAACCCATGTGGAGCATGCTGTCCCCCGTGCAGCAGGTTGCGTGGACAGATGCGGTAGAGAGTGGGCAACCCACGATTGACGCCGCCATTCAGATTGCGCCGTTGGATCGCACCGTCGATGCCGCTGACTTGTGGGCGGACTTCAGCGATCCCAAAGATCAGCCCCTGTGGACGCAACTCACACCTGAACAACAGCAGGCGTGGATCACTGTCATTAACGGGCGGGGGCCGAGCGGTTATGCCACCACGGAAATCTCACCGCCCAAGCCGCCCCCCGCTGACATTGCTGGCAACCAAAGAAGTCTGTCTGCGTTGAGGACAGACATGGACGTGGTTCAGGAGCGTCTGGGTAAGTCGCGTAAGAAACTGAACGAGGTAGAGCGGGCTGCTCATGCTTACTTCTCAAAGGTAATCCCAGAGTTGGCGATTCAGGCGGTTGCGCATGATCTGGCATTGGCCCCCACCGCGTACAGAAACGCGCTGATGGTTCTGCCGAGTGCTTCTGTTAAGGGCGCTCCGTCTAAGGGGTTGCTCTCTCAGCTTGGCCCAGAACCATTTTTTGGCAATCAGGCAGAAGCCGCGTTCTTCATGGGACAAGGGGGCAAGAACGCCGCCAATGCGGCGTTGTGGATTCGCTCCAACCTTTCCGCAGAGACCGTTGCTCGGTTTGAATCGCTCATTGATTACTACACCCGGCAAATGCAGCGCAAGGATGACTACTTGCGTTGGCACAACGAGCGGCAGCAGCAACGACTTGAGGACGAGTCGGACGTAATCGACGGGAAAGACCTCATTCGTGAGGTCCGCGACACTAAATTCCTTCAGGAACGTACCCAATCTGCGCTTACTCCTGAAGAAGTTCAGACGCTTGAGAACGAATACGGAGCGCCCTCGGGGTCAAGCAGGTTCCTGTCCAAACTCCGTGCAGATGTAGTCAAGTACGTGCAGGATGGGGCAAACGCTGTTGCCTCCAGCATCCGTAGCATCATCAAAGCGGTTGTTACCGCCATGGTCGCAGCGGGGTTCATCTTCAACCCGAACTTCGTGTCCAACTCTGAGGCGGTTGTGGTCCACACGCCCACCGTGTCTCAGGCTGTTAGCACGGTGCAAGTACCCCCCGAGGTGGCCGCACGGATGTCTGACGCAGGGCAACTTGCGTACAAGACGTTGTTCAGTGCTATCAAGAATGATCTGCAACAGGCGGATAAGTTCCTCATCATCGCGGACAAACCCACTGCCCGGATGTTTGTGTTCAACCCGGACGGTTCGCTTCTCATGGAGCGCAAGACGCTGTTTGGTGCCGCTGTTGGGGATTATCTGAAGGGCAGTAACGTACTGCCGGAGAATCGCATCACGCCCGCAGGCTTGTTCAATCTTGGTCTGCGTGCTGGCGGAAAGACCGCGAGCGATTACGACTTCAAGAAAGTTTTCGTACTCGACAAGGCAATTGATGGGGAGTACTCGGTCACCATCATGCACTCGGTCTGGCTCAAAGAGTCTGATGCGAAACAACGCATGGCCGCTCTCAAGACGGGCGCTGCTGATGATGCCCGGTTCTCTTTCGGGTGCATCAATGTCGATAGAGACTCGTACGAGTACCTGATCAAGAACCATGAGTCCCAGATGGATGGGGCCAAGTTGTTTGTGGTTCCCGACAATCAGGCAGAAGTTAAAGACTTCCTCACGGGCAAGGTCAATAAGGATGGGCTGACCCGCGAGCAGGTGCCATTGTCGGCGGGTTTGAAAAACACTTTGGGCCTCAATGCTTCGCTTGAGCAGGCGATGCTGCACAAAGCAGCGCACCCGGTGATTATCGAGACGCTCAAGGCGGGTAATTTCGAGGTTGCACTGGGGCTGCTGGCGGACAGCACCCGTTCTGGGTTCTATACTCAGGTCGCCAGAAAACTCATGCCCCTCATGAAAGGGGTGAAGGTTACGGTCGGGGGTGATCAGTCATCCTATGACCCAGCCACTAACACCATCACGCTGCGCGATGGGGCCACCGACTACGAGATCCTGCATGAGGGCACGCACGCCGCCCTGTCTCACGTGCTGGATAACGCTTCGCATCCGGTCACGCAACAACTGAAGACAATCTTCAATGCAGTTCGCGGGAGTGTGGACGGCGCGTATGGCGCGACCAACCTGCAAGAGTTTGCTGCTGAGATCTGGAGTAACGACGACCTGCGTAGCAGGTTGCAGGCGTATGTGCCCAATGGGCAGAAGATGTCCCTGTGGGATCGGTTCATGAACGCCATGCGTCGCTGGTTGGGGTTCCCCACCAAGACCGAATCGGCTGTGGATCGAGTGGACCGTCTGCTCAATGAAATCATCAGCGTGCCGCCCATGAGCCGTACCGGGGACACACTGTTTGCTCAGAGCATGACCAACCCGCACCTCGCTAGGGACATCCTGCGTGGGATGGGGGACACCATGTCCAAACTCCCGGCCATGAACGAGACTCGGGCCACCCAGTTCTTGGGTAAGTTGGAGGGGCTGACTTCTCTGGCACGACAGCAGGCATACCGACTGCTGAACCTGCCTCAACTCGCTGAAGTCTCTGAGCGGGTGCTTGGCCCCGGTGCCAAGAAGTTTGCCGAGAATGTCTCGCTTATGGAGGGCTATCAGCACATCCTGCTGAAGCGCATGCAGCCTCTGAACAACCGACTGCAAGAGTTCACCCAAGATCCCAAGTACGCTGAGTTCTCGGCGCTGGTGCATGACACCACGATCCCTGACGTGAACCCGATGCGGGAGCACAGTTCGTATCAGAACCAGCCTGATAAGTATGCCCTGTGGCCGGAATTCAATCGTCGGTACCGGGCGCTTGGTCCGAAAGGCATGGCTCTGTTCAAGGACTTGTTCGCCACGTACAAAGAACTGGATAAGTTGTTGGAGGAATCCCTCAAGTTCAACATTTCCGCGATGGTCCCTGATCAGAAGGACGCTATGTCCGCGTACCAGAAGATCATGTTGAAACTGGCAGAGATTCGGATTGACCACTACGCGCCGCTGTATCGTGAGGGGATCTTTTGGCTGAACTACGAACTCGACGGTAAAACTTACCGCCCTGCATTCACATCGGCTGTTGAACGGGACGCCGCGCTCAGGCAGGTGGAAGCCCAAGGGGCGACCAATATCGAGTCGTTCTCCCGTGTTGAGGAGATGAACTCACGCAACATGCCTGACGGCACGATGTTGGCGGCTATCGTAGACATCATGAAGAAGACGGGCGCGGGGGCCGAAGCAATCGACCAGTTGACCCTGCTCGTGGTCAAGGCACTGCCTGAGACTAGCATTCTCAAGAGCCGCCAACGCCGTCAGGGCACCCCGGGCTACATCGACAACGCTGCATACGTGTTCAGTCGCGCTAGCGCGAACTCGGCACAACAACTTGCTCGGATGCGGTACGGCGAGAGCCTCATGAACAACATGAAGGAGATGGCAGAAGCGCAGAGTAAATTGCGTGGTATGCCCAGCGCGTACGCCAAGGAGTTGTACGAAGAGTTTGTCGGTCGCCGTAAGTACGCGATGAACCCAGATGTTCACTGGGCGGCTCGATACGCCAGTGCTGGTGCGTACTACTTCAACATTGCGGGCAACATCTCGTCGGCTGTCGTCCAGACGCTTCAGACCCCGATGGTCACGATGCCGCATCTGGGCGGTGAGTATGGATTTGCCAAGGCAGGACGTGCTCTACTGAATGCGCTGAATCTGTACCGCCGTAGTGGGTTCAAGCTCTCTACTAAGGAATTGACGGGGGAAACCTCAGAACGTCGGGCCATGCTCTCAATCGAGAACCTGCTCAGTAAGGGGTTTGAAGGGGTTGAGCAGTACCGTGGGCTGATCACCGCGCTTGAAGCCAAAGGGCTGCTTCAGACCACCACCGTGCATGAGGCACTGCGCTCTGAGAAAGAACTCGGTGAGCGTATGGTCAACACCAGCGGTAAGCTGCGTGAGATCACGAACTTCATCACTAATGGGTTGTTCCACCACTCCGAGCGGATGAACCGCGAGATCTCGGCGGTCGCTGCGTTTGATCTGGAGATGGATCGCCTCAAGTCTCAAGGGGTGCCGGAAGCGGAGCGGGAAGCACGGGCGATTGAGAAGGCCATCCGGGTGGTGCAGTACACGCACGGTGCCAGCGGATCTTTGTCAGGTCCCGGAATCTCACAAACCAATATCGGCCGTGTTCTTACCGTGTTTAAGCGGTTCGCTTTCAGCATGTATTACATGCTGTTTGACACGATGTTTAGGGCACTTCCGAGGAAGGGGGCCACTGCTGAGCAGCAACGTATGATCTCTGCGGCTCGACGGCAGTTGGCTGGGGTGTATGGCATGGCGGCGCTGTTCGCCGGGGCTAAGGGTGTCCCGCTGTACTGGATTGCTGAACTCGCCTACAACGCGTTTCAAGACGAAGATGATGACGACTTCGACACAGTGATGCGTAAGCTCCTCGGAGAATTTTTGTACAAGGGTCCGATTAACTACGTCACGAATCTGAGCATCGCGGATCGGGTGGGCTGGACGGATCTGATCTTCCGGGAAGCCAAGGGCGATAAGACCGACGCTTCGTTTATGGCTAGGGCGCTGGAGTCCGCACTCGGTGCCCCGTACGCCATGGTCGATAGCATCGACAGGGCTAGAGATCTTATTGCTGAAGGGCACCTTGGGCGGGGTATTGAAGCAGCACTTCCAGTCGCCCTGCGAAATGTCCTCAAGGGATTCCGTTACAGTACCGAAGGTGCCAACACCCTGCGGGGTGATCCTGTGATGGGGGAAATTGGCGGCTACAACGCAGCCATGCAGGTTCTCGGATTCGCGCCTGCGGACTTGATCCGGCAGTACGAAGAGAACGCATACGGCAAATCCAAAGACAAGGCCATCACGGATCAGGTCAAGAAAAACCTCAAGCGGTACTACATCGCCATGCGTGAGGGTGACACTGAGGCCATGAACAAGGCTGAGGATCGGCTGTATGCGATCGGGGACAAGTACCCCGAACTGGGAATCTCGCCCGACATGCTGCGCAGGTCAGTCAAGGCGCGTGACAAGATTTCGGACGAGATGTACCTGCATCACGGGGTGACGTACTCTAAGAAATTGCGGCCGGTGATTGAGCAGGCGATTGGTGAGCTTCAATAAAAAAAGCCCCCGGCATGCCGGGGGCGAGGAGCAGTAATGAAAGGAGAGAGTAACTGCTAGAGAAACTCTAGCACATGCTCATGCGACTCGCCAGAATCTAACTCCTAACGTGTCCTGCTCAAAGGTCATTCGGCACTTCAACTTGATCTTACGGCGAGCGGCTTCCCGAGTTACTTGCTCAATCAGATCTTGCCGATTGAGCGCCGGTATGTAGAACGAACTGCCCATAAACAGTTTGTGCCACTCTATCACTACCGGCACGTTTTCAACCATTATCATTCGGCGTGGCCTGCTTAGACTCCGGGTCCAACTCAGCGGCTACAGTGCAGTCCACCACCAGCGCCCCCACTGACGGGGAAGTGATGTCCGATCCCTTGGACAGACTTTTCTTAATGACCCCGGGGGAAATTTTCTGCGCCACCAACTGCCGGATCATGCCGTTGTAGGACACCTGCTGCGAACTGCACCATTCCCGCAGGGGCTTGGACGCAACGAACAAGAGTTTCGTATCTGGCTCGTACCGCAGGATGAGTTCTCCACGGGGTTCCCGTATCGGCGCTACGAACATCCCGGTTCGCTTGTCCACGGTGCTGTTCACGATCAGCATGTTGTTGTTATGTTTGTTCATGAACAGGCCCAGTTGTGCAAGCGGGGTTAGCCCCTCCGGGCGGATGTCGATGCGCAGGTTGCCTAGATATCCGACTGCCCAGCGGTAAACATTTGAGACTTCGATGTCGTGCAGACCGAGTTTCTTGGTGATGAGCCCAGCGGTGAGGGCGACAGCCGCAGTGCCTGACCAGAAGCGTTCCCGTTGCGTGAACCCCGCCGCCTTATCGAACTTGCGTTGAATCGCCGCAAGCATGCGCAACACCTCGGGCAGGTTGGCAGCTACATACCGTATGAAGATCTCCCCTGCGATGCCGTAGTTGTCGTACATCGGGTTAAACATCTCATCGGATTGTGTCTTGCTGAGACTGTCGTTCTTGGCGATGCTGATCTCAATGACCCGCATCAGTTCGCCCTCGGGGAAATCTTTCAGCGCGTACAGTTGATCGTACAAACTCTTGTTGCCCGATGTGATGGCGATGGATGACCACCGCAGGGAGTTACTCCGTTCAGCGTTGGCCTGAGACTGCATCCGGTTGCGCCCACGCCCGTGCGTGATGGCGTATGCCATGTTGCTGACCTCTTCGTCCTTCATGTTGGTCAGTTCGTCGATGGTCGGGGGCAGGTTGCCAAGCACTGCGATCCGGTGCATACGTGCCAGATACTTATCTTCCTGATTCAGCAGGGGCTCAACCGGACGCCCCCAGATCGAGTTGACCATCAATTGAATGGTGGTCTTACCAACTCCCGACCCATTGTTTGTCAGGTGAATGATCGAGCCATTCAATTTGGTGAACTTGAAAAGAGCAGACCCGAACCCTGCGAACAGAACAAACGCTCGGGCCTCGTTGCCCGGTGCCGCATAGATGTTGGCGACCTTGCGCCACTCGCTGATCAAGCCCTTCTTGGAATACATCGCAGCCACCTCGGATGTGGACGAGGATGACGGGCTGTACGTGACCCCACTGGCAGAGATCTCACGGTTGCCGACCACGAACTTAGCGTCATCATCCTGCCACCCGAACTGCTGCCGAGCCTTCTCTGCCTCGGTCAGTCGTTGAAGTTCCTGCACCCACTTGGTTACGTACGCCATGATGTTTGAGAGTTTCTTATCGGTTGCGGTTACGCCCTGAAACGCCAGCGTTTCACGGAACTTGTCTTTCGATGTCACGTGCGCTAGCGGGGCAGCAAATTCCCGGATGCCGTCTTTCGGCATGTGCAGTCGAAACCAAAGAACTTCCCCGTACTCCGGGTCGTTCAAGCGTTTGACCACATAGAAGTCATACTCATAAACAAGTTCATCTTTGTTGTCCTCACCCTTTTCGTTCTTACCCCACCCACGTTTGTACACACCACCCGTCTTGCCTCGGAAATATGGCTGCGGGTACTCGGGAATTTCAACCGTGATCTCCTGCTCCAGCGTGGCGCTGCGCATGACCACGATGTTGTCCTCTGCTTTGGCCTCAGCAATCCGTGCCCCGATCTGAATTGGGGACGTGATCTTGCCTTTGAGCGGGCAGTCCTTGCACCCGTCTGGGTTCAGGGAAGTAAACGTCGCGCACTTGTACGGTTTATTTGAGAGTGCTGCTGATTTGTCCCTAGTTTCTTGGGGGCTGTATTCCGGGTGCTTGTACGAGATCTTATGGATGGCGGTTTCACCGTCTTCGCAGTTGACCGCGATAGACAGCCCAGCACGCCACAGGGGTTCCGCTACGTTTTCTTGGTCGGTGTAGATGGTGGTCAGTTGGGCGCACCCTTCCCCCGCCGCGCTCTTTCGCATGATCGTTGCGAACTTGGATACGCTGTTCCCCATCAAGGCCCGGGTTGTTGCATCGAGCGGTTGGCGGGGGGCGAACTCTGGGATGTCTCGCTCGTCAGCATCTTCATCTGCGATGCCGACCATCTCGCGGAACTTCTCAAACGACACAGGGGGTGCCATCATCAGCACATCGACCGGCTTGGGTGACATGCCTTTGAAGTTGGACGTTCCCGGCACCCGCAGGATGCGAGCAGCATCAGCCGTAACTGCCGGATCTGCTTCCAGCGAGTACACCGCACAAAACTTTTTCAGGGCTTCTGCCGTGGGCTTCCAATCGTTGTAGCCCACCGAGTTATCCAGAGTCCAGTACACATGAATCCCGCGACCCGAATTCACGAGGCTCGGTTTCGGCAGTCC